TGTCTACCCACTTCCCATTTTGTGCCGTAATATTCAAAGTCGCTCATCAAAAACCCCCTTATTCAAAATAAACAAATACATAATCCCCTGTATATCCAAAGTGTTTATACAACCATACCCATTCATCCCTATCAAAGAATGACTCCGCCGTCAAAGCCCAACATTGCAAATTAAATAACTCCTGTTCGTTGCGGCAACTCTCCACCATAATATACTTCTGTTTGCCCACCCTTTCTATCTCTTTAATAGCTCTTTCTAAGTCGAAGATGCGCAAGTTATGAAGACACCCCAGAGAGATTACTAAATCATAGTATTTGTCGGGACAAGGATAATAGTCTTGTGCCTTCATAATGCCTACAGAAGTCCGAACTTCTGCGGGGGCGTTTACTAACGCATGGTGAGAAATATCAAACCCTTTAACTCGCATACCCAGTTCTTGAAGCTCGTATAAGAGATGCCCTTTCCCACACCCAGCATCCAAAACCAAGTCTCCAAACTTAAGTCCATATGTCTCAATAAGTTTTTCAGCGATTGGTTTCCATCTTCCATCATATTTATACCCTCCATATCCGTATCTTCGGTCCCCATCCCAGTAATCATACCCATACTCTTTAGCCTTGAGCATACAGTGAACCTTGTCGTCATTCATTCTAGCTAGATAGTTTCTCTTTGTCTGCTTGTGCAGTGGGGTAACTAATTCAATTTCCCTCATCTACTGCCTCCTTTAATAGACCTGTTACTATATGGGTTATACTACACTGAAAGTCCTCAATGTGGAAACAGTTATCGTTAGCTCCAACCTGACCTGGGAACTTAGAAGTGCCTGGGATTAAGATACAAAGGTCAGCTAAGTCTTTAGCCTTCCCACCGTCACGCCCGCCGATAAGGACAGTTATGGCATCACAATCATTTGCATACTGAAGAGCCTTAATAATATTGAGGGAATTACCACTCCCAGAGAAAGCTACTACTAAGGCAAGCTCATTAAGGTCATAGTTTTTAAGTTGCTCAATAAAGATGTGATAGTACCCAATATCATTACCTATGCGTGTGATTATCCCATTAGACTCATTGAGGCAGTGAACCCTCAACCTATGAGTATCTGTCGGCTTGTGCTTGTCATCAGATACAAATGGGTGCATCTTTAAGTCACTAGCAAAGTGTTCAGCTATACTTGCCCCACCACCATTCCCAAAGACAAACACCTCACCGTTCATCTTATATGTGTTTTCTACCAAATCAAAAAATTCAATCACATCAAGGACAGGAAACCCTTGTGCTATACTTACGTGTTCATTTAGGTATCTGTTTACTAAAGTATCTGTTTGCATTTTCATAACCCTCCGTACTTCCTGTATCAAACCAAGTAAAGTATTCTGGGTATAAGGGAATAAGGGCGTTTATTCCCGAAGTGTCCTGGTGTTCTCCCTCAACTATTGTCGGGTTAGCTAATCCTTCCCAGAAGGCTTTATAGTCCCTTACTCCGACCAGACCTATAGAAGCTAGATATGTAGCATTTTTATCCCCCTTATCATAAACTTTATTTATCAATCCATCTTCAACATCAGCGGTTAGATAGGGTAATTTCTCTGTTACGAGAGATACCCCCATCCAGTTCACCTTTGGTTCGGGAATATCCTCAAGAACAAGAGTATCGCAACAAGTGTAAATAAACGGGCATTGCAGGAAGGGTCTACATTGAAGTAACGAATATCCTGGACCCCTACCTTCCCCCTGATAATTAACGTGCATATATATTAGGTTAGGTCTACCGAGGTATGAGGACATCACAACATTTATTACCAACTCCGCCTTATGCCCAACTGCGATAACAATTTCAACATCTTCTGGGAATTTATCAATCATACGGGAGATGGCAGGCTTACCCCCTATGGGAAGACAAGCTTTATTAGTATCCTTGGCATACTTATTCCGTGTTCCCATACCCGCTGTCAGGATACATACTTTATACAAAGAACTTCTCCTTAATGTGCATACAGGCTTCTGCTACGGCACGGTGTCCTCCCCCTGATTGTGTTACAAAGTCAGCCTTTTCTCTGGCCAGATAAAACCCATCAGCAGGACAGATACTATACCCTACCTTCTCAAAGATAGGTGGGTCAAGTATGCCATCGCCCATATAGATTGTTTTTGATAAGCCAAAATTTTCCTTTATCCAGTTGGTGCGGTTTTCCACCTCTACTAGCCATATATTAAAATCCATATCTGTGGCAATACGCCTTGCAGAAATGTCAAATCCTATATGGTCGCCAGTGACAAAGTGTATCTTAATAAACTCCTTTAACATATTCAGCGCATCGTGGTCATCAGCTCCAAAGGCTTTCATCTGCTTACCTTCTGCGGTGTAGTACATCCTCCCATCAGTCATACAACCATCTACATCTATTACAAATGTTTTCATTTCAGTTTCATTTCCACAACATGAGGCTAACTCTTGAGAATAATCCAATTTCATTTCTCCTCCTTGGAGTATAGCCAATCATAGAGGATGTAAAGTACACTTATCAAAAGGGTGGTCGCAAATGCTATCGTCGTACCAAAAACAATACTGCCCAATATCTCCTGCGCTAATGTAATATCTGGTTCTAGTTTGTTGACCCAGATATTACCAAGCCAGCAAAAGAAACCAATCAAGGTAACAACTAGCACAAGCCTTCCTAAACGCCGATGGTTCATTTCCCTCATTTCTCCTCCAGTAACTCATAAAGATATTTCTTCCCAAAGTAGTAAAGGAATTTATTGTAAGGTTCGTGATGTAAGGGTGCTATGTTTAGATAAATGAGTGCTGATAAGACTTTAACTTTGTATAGGTCATATCCATTATCTGCGATAAACTTCTCCATCACATCCTTGAACTCCATTAGGTTATCTTTGAAATCTATGGTATATTCTATGGGGTCTTCCTTAATAGTGTATCTCTCTTGGCGGATTATCTCCCCTGCTACCCAGAGGGCGTGGTAAATCTTGGCTAAATCATAATAGACATCACCATAGGGTAGTCCCCCAAAGTCCTCACGCCAATCTAGTAGAGAAAACCCATCCTCAGTTACAATCACATTCTCTGGTTGTGGGTCTCCGTGTATGATGGCGGGTATCCCATCACACAGCCACTTCAAATCTATGTTTTCCAGCGTATCTTCTATGGAGGGTACTTCTACACCGTTAATATCCTCCTTTTTATCTATAATCCCAGTCTTTTCCCTAAATAATTTAATGCGCTCATCTGTCTTAGTAATGTAAAACTCTTCACAGGCTTTCCTGATACTGTGGTAATTGCCAACCCATATATTCCTCTTCATAAACTCAAGGAACTCGGTAAAGGTATCCACATCCGTATCTGAAAGCAACTTCCCCCCTACATACTTGTAGGTAAAAAAGTTATCCGATACTTTTACTGGTTCAGGGACAAACCCGCTCAATAGTATAGCACGTTCTACTCTACCCTTAACCTTCTCTTTATCGACGAAGTATTTAACAACCTCATCCCCCTTGAAAAAGGTTGCCTCACCCATCTTGGGCAACCCATCCCCTTTTCTTCTTAGAACGTGGAAGGATTGCTTGGTATCATTATCATCCCAAGTAAAATACTTCTTCAGGAAAGTCTCGTTCTTGCGAGGGGACTGCATCTCATCACCCAGAAACCTTTTCATAGCCACCCTGAATAGAGTCGTTTCTGGTATGCCTGTCCAATACTTGCTGAGTTCGTCCTCAAAATCCCACAGTTTAAGAAACCCATCATAGGTGGTAAAGCAAAATATATCATTCAACGAACCTTGCCAATGAATATCGCCCCTATCGGGGTAGCGATGGTGCCAGTTAGCACACCCATCAACGATAATCTTCCCCGTCTTTGTGTGAGCCTCAATCATCTCAGGTATAGACATTGGGGGGAGATAATCTGTCCGTGTCTTCATAACATAGGTGTAATTTCTAAGAGAGGCTTTCATCATAGAGATGGCAGTGAACACTCCATGAAACATACTGAGCATAGCACATTCCCTATCGTTATCTGTCGGCCCAACTGGTATCAGGTAACGAGAGTGGGCTTCATCTTTATCCATACTGGGTAACTCACACATAAAGACATTATCCCCACCTTTCGGAAGGGTGAAGTCCTGTTCCTTTAACCCAAGCCTACTTAACTCTCCAGCGGTATGCCTTAAAACAACATAAATGTCGTGGTCTATCCCTTTAGTTATCTGTGGAAAGACATCCAACAGGAAGTCTATCTCTCTATATGTTCCTGTTACAAGAATAGCTAATTTATTCATATTATTACATACCCCCCCCACCACCTGATAATCCAATACCTGTAAGCATCCAAAGCATTAGAAAAGCACCAGCAACGTTAGCAGGAAATTCACGCATAGACTTGCCCTCAAGAAAGCTATTAAATACTACAAATGAAATTAGCATCAAGATGCCTATGATGCCCCATACAATGAGGCATTTTATCCTTAACCTTTCAGATTTCTCAACATCAGTTATTTTCCCCCTCCTTTTATTTATTATCTTCTTCGTGCTCACTATCTATCCTCCCATTCCCTCTGTCATAGTCGTCCTCTAGCCTTACAATATCATCCACTTCTGGTGTAGATGCCTCAATCATAAGGAGGTCAGTAAGTGCTTCTACTCTATGAGCCTCATTTGGGTTCACATGGAAGTAGTCTCCCTTCTTCTTAATTTCGTAACCGACTATAGACCATTGGAGCTTTGCCTTCCCCCTTATGATATAGTTTGTTTCAGTTTTCTTTTTGTGGTATTGAAGGCTTGTCTTAAATCCTTTCTTAATAAATATCTCTTTGAGAACATACTTTCCTTCGTGTAGCCATTTCTCATATCCCCAAGGTTTATTTACTATCTTCATCAAAACCCCCTTACTTTATCTAGCCATTTCTTTGCTAGTTCACTATTATTCAATTCATTATAAGTCCCATCAGATACTGACATCCCCCCGAACTCTGGCTTATAACCTTCGTAATATTTATAAGGAGCACATATCTCTGAGATAACCCTTGCTATATACCAACACTCAGCAAAGAACTTCTTATCAGGCAACCAGTCATATGCATCAAAGTGTTCAAAGAGTTTATAGGGATGGACTGAGAGTCTTGCTGCATCAATACAATCCTGAGCACTCAATCCTTTAAACGCCTCGTCTGTCATAGGAGTGTTGGGTATAGGATAGAAGAAGAAAGCGTTTATCACGAACCGATTACCAAACCTCTCTGCCATTTCCATTATCAGGTGAATGGTTTGTGATACATCATCCATTGTCTCCCCAGGCATACCAAATATGAACGAAGCCCTGGGCATAATGTCTGCATCCAATACTCTTTGCAGAACAGGGATAACATCCTTTATCTTAATCCTCTTGTTGATACACTCATCTATCATTCTCTGAGAGCCTGACTCCACTCCAAAGTGTATCTCCTCACAACCGTTGCTTGCCAGATATTTTAAGTCCTCCAGCCTACTATCAATCCTTGCAAGTGCCAACCATGGAAAATTAAAACCCTCAACTTTTAGGTTTTTTATTATGTCAACCACCCTTTTAGGCTTTGCCCAGAACAGCTCATCATAAAAAGCTATGGAGTTAGCACCCATACTCAGGACTTGCTTTATCTCTTGAACCACTGCCTTTATATCCCGATAGATAACTTGGCTATCCTTTATTGCATTAACACAGAACCTGCACTTATATGGACACCCATAAGAGGTCATTATAGATGCCTGCTTGACCATCCTGCCTCTCATCAGGCGTTCTACTGGTTGATAGTTGATAACAGTAGAGAAATCTAGGGGAAGGTTCGCTGGTATTCCACGCTTTACAAATAGTGGGGCATTATTATAAATCCTCTCTGCATTAAATTCCCCCCAACCCCTTACCCCTAAGTCAGCCCCATTGCACCCATAAGCATTAACATGATGCCCGCCCCATACAACGGGAACATCAGATAGCCCCTTAATCCTCTTGGTTAAATCCAATGCCCCCATATATTGTGTTGTCATACAAGAAATCCCTACATATTGTGGGTTCTCCTTTAATACATCTTCCAACACAAGGTCATAATCTTTGTCCTTGGTATGCCTTTCGTCTAGGTAGTTCATATAAACATAGGCAGGGATACCCTTCCTTTTTAGATGAGAGGCAATACTAATCAGTCCGAGGTTGTAGAAGTTTATATTCCTCTCATCGTAGGACGGATTGAAGAAATACACTGGTTTCATTTTTTGTTTAATCTCCAAGCTAGTATAGCAGCTCCTACAATGTAAGCTATCCACATCAATATAATCTCCCATACAAAGTCGGACTGAGGAACTTCCCCTGCTCCAATAGCGATATTGGGATAGCGTACTATCACTATAACTATAACCCTACTGAGTTCCGCTATTGGGTAAGACATTAAGGCTAAGGCTGAAAGATACCAGAGCATTACTTCTCCTTTATCAATGGCTCAAAAGCTCCGAAGCCAGCATAAGCCTTGCGATAAGCAGCACCTATCTCTGTAATTTGAGAGGGTGTAAGCCAACCCGTGTAAGTAATCTCAACCTGAGGCAACTCCCCCTTCACCTTGATTACTACACCTTGAGAGTGGAGATTTGCCATATCAACATCTGCGAAGGCATAGCATTCATCACTAACCTCATCAAAGGAAACATCACCCGCAAACCGATGACTGAAATAAGTTCTAGCTATCCCTTCCCTTATCTCTTCTCTAGTTGGCATTATTTACCCCACAACAGACGGAACTCGCCGTCTCTGGATAGAATACACACCCGCAAAGAGGACACGAAATGTAACTGCAAGAATGTAAGTCCCCCAATAGCGCATCTACTGAACTGAATTCTTGGTAGTTACCTAACTCTAACTCTCTATCTGCTCTTATCTCTTCTCTAGTCATCATTCCTCCTTTATCTCTGACCAGTCAAACTCAATACCCAAATCTGAAAGCATTACCCAAATACCCGTTGCTATTTGCCCCACCACTTCTTCTGAGAAGGCATTTGCACAAATGAACTGGTCGCTCAGTGTATGCACAAGTTCATGGAGTAAGGTTTGTGATTTCAATGAATCGGGAATTGTCGGTTCTACATGGATTACAAGGGTATCAGTACTGACAAACCCATATTTATGGTGCCTAGAAGCGAGTCCCTCTTCATATCCAATAGCAAACCAGTGTCCTGCTATCTTAATCTCTCTTGGTATCTTAACTTTCATCTAATTCCTCCCTTTTTTTTACCTTTTATCAAGACACACTTCTTATAAGGACAGTAATCAAGGCATAAGTCGGCTTCAGGGCAGACAGTCCCATCTTCCAAAGTAACCAACCCCTTACCAATTGACGCAGCATTCACATTATACTTGTCAAGGAAATCACATTCTGTTGAGTTATTTTTCATAGCTCTATTTCCCTGCCTTTATTCTCTTTATTTTCTCAATATCGCAAGCAAGTTCTTCTCCTAGATATAATTGTAATTCCGCTATTTCATTTTTCAATTCAATTATCTGATTATCACGTTTTAATATTTCCGCTTGCCATTTCATTGATGGAGCATGTTGTTTGTTCGTGGGTAATAATTCCAAATTCTCCAATCTATTGTCATCTCTAATTCCATTCTTGTGATGAACAATCTCCCACGGTAAAAGGCAACGATTGAGATGTTTTGCCATAACAAGGCGATGCTCCATTATATAGCAATCCTTAGTTGCCATAGGGAGGAAGAAGTCATCAGGATGAACTTTAACCATTATGTAACCAGAAGTGGTTCCACTCCGCCCCCCCTTCCAACGCCTATTATTAGCCCCAGAATTACATAGAGAAAGTTTCTTTCTTAATACATCGTCAAAGCGTTTGCCCTTACGAACACAGTATCTACAAAACAAGTAACTAGGTTTACCTTTCACTACTGCTACCCAGCGCTCCCTACCGCAATCCTCGCAAGCATACCAGATATATTTAGTCCCCTTACTTCCTGTGCCTTTCTTAAACCACTTTCCTATCTCCCTGGCTCTTTTGGTATCACCTATTTGTGGCATAATAATCACCTCCATTCATATTATACCACATCTACATCCGAGTTGTGAAGTTCTTTTTTTATTCTTCCTATTTTTTCAATATTACAACTTATTCCCTCACCACCCCCAAGCCAAGCTTGTATTCTTACACTCTCCTCACAAGACATATCCAAGAATGATTTGCATGGCACAATGGTACGGACATGATTATTGGGTGGCTTATTATCACCTGTAATAAAGTTCTGACAGATATCCTGGATAGGGCATTCTGCTAAACTCATCTATACTTCTACCCTTACAGTTGGTTTACCCGTTCCAAACAGTTTGATTAAAGGTGTAGTTAAATCACTGGGCGGAAAGCCCAACATCTCTGCATAGCCACCCCATTTCAAATAAGCATTGGTCTTAACCAGCATCTTTCTATGTGCGGTTAGTCTACCCACAGTAAAACCCGTTTCCTTACCATCGGCATCCTTCTCAGCACGAGTTCTAGGGTCTGGTAATAAGTAAATATCAGGGGCAGCATTCACTACATGGTCATGCGACAGGCAGTAGAAATCAGCATGTATCCAAGTGGCTACTCGCTCAACTTTCACTGCTTTAGCCGACTTAGTTCTAGCCCCACCATATCCATGAGAGAAGTAACCCCAGTAGACAAACGGTTTCCCATCTACACTCCTGTTCCAGTCCCCGAAGGCTATCTTCAGTAGCATACCAGACGCCCTGTATGGCACACCGAGGGCTTTGGCAATGTCTTTACATATATCTATACCAACCTCATTGTAAATCCTCATTTCGTGGTTGCCGATAGTCATTCCGAGTATCTTCTTTTTGATAGGTTCTAGTTGGTCTATTATCCAATCCCTCTGGTCTTGCGGAGAGCCGACTTGTTTGAAAATCTCACCCTTTGAGGTCTTAATGGTTGACTCGCACATATCCCCATTTAAAAGCGTATAAGCATTCGGTGTATCCTTTAAGTATTTTACTGTCTGTAGAAAGTGCTTCTTGGAGAAGAGGGGGTTGCCGTAATGCACATCAGATATAGGGGCTATGATTAAGCCCTTGAATTTAGGGTTGAGCGTATGAGAATAATATATCGGTTCTCCACTAAGTATTAGTTCTTCTTCAGCCATCTATTCCATCTCCGTTATTTATTAGGGATAGCACCAACAATGATACTGCCCACTATCCAGATAGTGCCTAAGATATAACCACCAATCTCTTCAAAGGCAGGTATAGTCATTAGGCATATCCCCCAAAGGAGCATCAATACTTGCATGGTAATTTTATACTTCATTCCATCTCCTTTATTCGTTCTTTCAGGTATAAAGCGATTGCTGATTTATCTGGCTTGGCTGGCCTGTTAGCCCTAGCTACCAAGAAGTCGAACCTATCCCCTAGTCTCTGCTTAAAGAATTCCACTTTCTCTAAGGGGTTGCCATCAAGGTAACTATGGCAGCCAAAGCAAAGAAGGCACAGATTATCCTCATCGTATCGCACACTCCGCTTCCGCCGTGAATGAAAGTGAGCAGTTTGCAGACCGCTTGTGCCACTACACCGCTGACACCATTTATCCCTTAACTTAATATATTTGGCTACTAGCTTATCCAGCGGGTCAATCTTTATCTTCATAACTCTCTACTTCATTGCCTACGCTATTCAAATATCTGCTTAAACCCAAGCCACTGCTTATCGGTGAGTTGGTCTTCAGATTTAACCTTATATACTACCTTCTGACAGACCTTACAATGAACACTTATCTCTCTAGTCTCAAAGTTATAACTCATTTCGCTAAGGCTAGGTTGGTGATGACCTAATCGGCAAGCTATATTTAGCCCCTTTAGCCCAAAGTAGATAACAACCATAATTGCTGTTATCATTACCAGCGAACAAAAAGCTATAATTATTTCTTCCACAATGGCAATAGGCATCATTCCCTCCTTTCAGCATATATTATCTTATTCATAAACCTTCTCCAGTTCTGTCAGTTGTATTCCATGTGATATTTTAAACCGTATCTTGAGCTTGTATAAATCCTTATCCAACATAAGGGGCTTCTTAATCTTATTGAGTTTTAGATAGCTTACGAAGTTTGTATCGGTAGTATGGATGCTCATAGCCAAAGAGGCGTCCCATTGAGTGATTATACCCCCGAAAGCCTCCCCTCGTTCGCCTCGTGGCTTCTGAAGGCATACTACAGCTATCCCTGTACCCTTATTTAATACTCCCGCAATTGCTTCTAAGGGTTCGCCAATAGACATTAAGGATGTAGGGTTGGGTGGTCTTAGATAATCTACTACTGTTAACCCGTTGGGAAGCACGTCATCCTCAAAGTGGTTCATCTTCCTGAAGGTGCGGAACTTGGGTGGCATAGGACATTTCGGTATAGCGTTCATCATCCTACCCTTTACCATATCCAAACCCTCAGTCATTAATAACAGAATATCATCAAACTTCTCTTGGTTGATATTTAGTATCTGATTGGCGATAGCTGTCTTGCCAGCGTTTGTATCACCCGATATAAGAATGAGGGCGGGGCGTGGTACATAGACTGCCTTATGCAATCCAAATGGTAATAAGAGATTAACCTTACTATCATCTATGCCTTCCCCTTCCCACCACATTATCTCCTCATCTGCCTTATCCACTAGGCGGTATATCCCATCCTTCTTGGTGCGAACCTTTGTTATAACTTTATCCGCCACAAGCTCAAAGGTTAACTTACGCAGTTTGTCATAAAAGAAAGTATCCTTTACCTTAAAATCCCCATCAAGGGCTGCCTTATAGTGATTCTCACCTGTGGTCTGTATCCACCAAGCCCTTAGTGCTTCCTTAGTTAAATCCATATCCACTCCTAGAACAGACAGAACAAAGAGAACAAGAGGAACACACAACACAGATTAGAACAAGAAATGGTATATTCACGCCTAGAGTGGAACAAACAGAACAACTTAGAACAATCATAGCTCTTCACTCTCTACTTCATTGCCTAAATATCCATTGCTGAATCATCCCTACACTGTTCGCATTCCCACACCTCTGTTTCATCATTGTTTATTTCCGACTCGTATGGGTCAGGGTCTTTTATCATGGGGTTTTCTTTTGTTGAACTACATCCGCACACACAACATTTCATCTATCCCCACCCTCCATATATTATCTTATTCATAAAGACCTTCCTCTTTCTTTTTACTTGCATAAACATGCCTTACGATTTTTACAATTGGCTCTAAGTTAACTCCCCTTACTTCCTGTGAATGGGAAGGTAGAGAGTTCTCTAATAAAGAGATGCGGTTCTCAAACTCAGCCAAAACTTCACCCAGTTCTTCCCATGTTGTTATCATTTTTCACTTACCTCTAAGTGTTCAGCTTTGAAGGTACGGATATAAGAGTCAAGGGCTGCATGGGGTTGATGGTCTAACTCTACCGTTATCCTGTAAGGGTTGTATTGCTCCCCTTTATAATATGATACTGTATATTTGCCATCCCACACCTTAATCACAACACCAGCTTTACCTGAATATATGTTCCTAACTCTATCTCCCGCTTTCATTCCTCACCTCGAAGTGCTTGCAAATCAGCTTCGGTTAAACAAATAATAACAGGTTCTCGCCCCGACTGTGGTATGTGTTGAGCCTCAGCAAAAGCATAATTTCCGAGTTCCCTCATTATCCTCTTCCTCTCCTCACGCTTGGCTTGTTTAATAACTCCACTTTCAAGAAGGTTTTCATAGCATTGTGGGCAGTCAGGACTATAGTGCTTCCCTATCTCTTCCTCACAAATGGCTAGGATTTGGTCAGTTACCAACCCTTCGCTTATAATAGTAGTTTCATAAAGATTGCGGATAATGTATTGGTGTAAAATCTGGTTTATCTTCTCCCTCAGCTTAGGGCTATCTATAGGTTCAGGTAAGAGAGCTAGGATTTCTTTGAATATCCCTGCCACTTGTGCCTTATCAGAGTTTCTAATGCAAAAGGACAGACATATCTTCTCATAGGTCGCTATCTTCTCCCTATCAGGTCTATCCATCTTGTTCCTCCAAGTAAGTAATTGTCTTGCCTATTTGCATAGCATAATTCAATTCATTTCTGGTAGATTCGCCGATGTAACCACCAACATTTAGTATCATTACCTCATCGGCAAGGTCAATTTTCCGCAAGTGAAGTTCATCAAGTGCCTGTTTCACTTTGTAATTACTATGCTGAGGGTCTTCCCTTTCAGATTGGGGCAACACTAATTCTATGGAGACTACAATCTTACCTTCTAGTGTTAACTTCTGTCGCCACTCGTTGAATATAGCCACAAAGCGGGTGGAACCACAAAGGCATATAATTTTGGGTCTATCCAGCCTTTGCTCGGCATTTTCGTGCTTAATTATTTCTTGAATAACCCTAGCATTAAGTAAAACCTCCATTCCATCTTTAAGGTTGATAGTCCAATCTCTGACTACCCCAAAATGCCCCATCCTCTCTACATTGTCTAGTGCTATATCCAGCCTCTTACCTGTACCGTCAGGCACTTTTCCGAAAGGGGCGATATAGTGCTTCTTACCTTGACAGGTGGGACATATAGCTCCGACACTATGAAATTGAGGTGAGGAGCGAGAGGCAGTTCTTGTGTCGGATAAGACTTTGCCTGTTCCTTGACAGGTAATACAAGTACCCACATATATATCAACTGTTGTTCCAGCATAGGCGTGTTTCCCTTCCCCGTGACACTCAGGGCATACCTCTTGGCTCTTGGCTAGTTGGACTTTCAAGGCTTCAATACCTAGCTCCATAGCAAGATAGTATTTCTCGGTATCGTTGGCAGGAAATCCCTCTTTCGCTGTATCTAATAACTCAATAGCTCTCTCTGGTGTCAACTTTCTTTTCTTGCCAAGAGGTATGACCTGTCTTTTCTTAGCCATTATTCTCCACCTTCCCTTATATCCTTTGCGACTAACCCTAATAACAACATCTGTATATCCCAAGATAAATTGTGGTTTAGCGGCTCAACTGCTTTAGCGAAGGCTGCTACTCCTGTTCTGCAAGCCCCAACATATTGCCCTGCATCAACACGGAGAACAATGAATTGTGCTTCAGGTGGGATTGGCTTCCCACTAGTTTTGGTGACAATATACTTTTTATAGAGTCCTTTTTTAGCCATTACTTAGCCTCCTACCAATGGGGTGAAGAATCCTTGCCAGACTAAAATGACAAAGGCTACACCACCTGCTATACCTAATACAACCATTAGTGCCAATATAGTAGCGATGACAAAAGGGATGATTTTCATTATCCTTTCTCCTCCGTTTTGAGTTCTTGCCAATCCTCATCAGATATACAGTGCATAGTCCGCTCTTTTATAGTACCACTTTTTATGTCGTGGTAAGGAACTTGTCCCCATATAAATTGTTCCTCTACCTGCCTCCATGCCTCCTGCTCTGCTTTGCGGGCTACCTTCCTCACATCGTGTTCGGGTATAGGAATATAGCCGATTAGTTCTTTGTATGCCTCATCACTCAGTGTTCTCATTATTCTCCTTATAATTAGATACCCCTTCTACTTTAACCTCTATGACTTCACCACAGGTAGGGCAGACAATTACTATCTTAGCTTGGAGTGGCGCTGTTACTTTCTTAATTATTCCTCCTTAGCTCAGGTGGGGCTGGTGTACTTCCCCACCACGCAGAAGGTAGACAAAGCACCTTCCTTGTTCACCCCACCTAAAGCCAACCTGAGCCTACTCCCGTTCCAAATCATTAGTAGTAGCCTTCCCCAGCGCACGCTACTCCTCGGCTCAGGTTTTGCCAGCCCCAATCGGTAGATCAGAGTACCTCATTACTGCTACCACTCCAATGAGTTGGGGGGTGGCTGGCTGCCAGTCAAAGACAGGGAGTTTGCCACCGACAAGGATGACCTTATCCCTCGTCCTTCCTAAGCCCAACATCACTATTGGGCAAACTGGCAATCTTGCTGGCTCGGATACGGAGTTTATCTGCAGATGCCTCCCAACATTTAATCCTCTTATTTCAGGACACCAGCAAGCCACATATTCAATTGTTACTCCATGGTGAATTTAACCCCCGTTACCTTAGCCATCTGTCTGTAATACTGTGTCTTAATTTTAACTGCTTCAGTGGGATAGTCCCTTTCAATAGAGCCATCCCCGATACGATTCCCTAGTTCCTTCCACCACATGCCCAATTCTTGGGGTGCTGGTAATGGTTTCTCTCGAGCAGTTATATGCTCAACTTGCCTCTCTCCTGGCGGCTCACCGTCAAAGAACTCGGCTGTGTGGACATACTCTTTATCCAGATAGACTGCAAAGCCCAGCTTCAACGCCCTGTTAGTTTCAGCAGCCTCACGGAATAAACCATGCAAGGGTTCGTGCTTCTTATTCACCCTTACTTCTTGCCCGCCTTGTCTTTGGACTACAATATTTCCGTAGCCATCATTGGCAACTGTGTCTGGTATAATCACCTCATATCGCTCTATCTTAGGTTCTGCCATCTATTTCACCTCCCTTTTGAATAGACCAAGCCGAGTAATTAAGATAGTTACCTGCTCTGTGGGTATACTTGCTAGCTGTTCAAGGGCACATTTTTCCATCTCCGTTTCTGGCTCTACCCCGAACTGCCAACCGTTGTCATCATAATATAAGTCAACTTTCACTTATTTTACCTCCTTACTTACTACGATATATCTATTCCAAGAGTCCCCTGGAGCGTCAACCCTAGCCTCATAGCCTTCTCGCTTAAGTGCTTCTGCTAACTCGTCTATGTCATTGTACTTAACTCCTCTAGTATTCTTAATGTGTAACTCTAGTTTCATTCTATCCCCCATTCCTTAAGTTGGTTTTGCCATTCATCACGTCCAAGAGATATACCATACATATTGGTATTCATCTTGTGGCTATGGTTTTCTGCCCACTCCACCACTTCCTTTCTACCTATATCAATCCAATGCTGGCGACTTAATTCTTGGTAGTGCTCCTTTACACCCTTAGCGTCAAAGCGTGGGTAATTGTCACTAGCTTTCATCTTTTACCCCCCTTCTTGCTTATTCTAGGTCGTCTCATAACAGGTTCAGCCTTTGGTGCTGGAGGGTGTTCTTTAATCAAATCTTCTGTCTTGCCAACACTAACAGTCCTACCTGACTTTGTTACTCCATACCCATACCCATCTAAGCAGAATATACCGCCTTCTAGCCAACCATAAAAATTATCCATCTATTTTCTCCCTGCCCAATCTTTACCACAAAAGACTCCAATAACCCATATAAGGATAACACCGAGAAAAACCAATATACCTATAAGAAAATTATCCATTCAACAACTCCTCGTTCTCATAGATGTTGCCGATGACTGCACCTGTTTCATCTATACCGAACCCCGCCAATTTCTGAAACCCGACTTCCCTAGAATTAAAGCCAGCATCTTCATCATTCCAATAAACGATATGTAAGCATCTCCCATATTTAGCGATAGAGTAATCACCAAAGTCTAGTATATCCCCCTCATAAATCTCCTTGCCGTTCTTGTCTTGGAGTCCTGTCCACTCTAAAGGGATTGTCCCCACTTTACCAAATAAATCTGCGACATCCCAAGTTGACCAAATTGTATCCCAGTCAACCATTTGCCCTTTGCCTTTACTTTTGTATGATGGTTTTATCCAAGCCCTAAACTTTATCTCTCTCATTTATCTCTCCCTAATAGCCCTAGCGATGTCGGCTAGTCTGAGAATAACACAGCATCCTTTAGTTTTATCCCACCAAGCACACTCTTCCCCATAGCAATCACCTGAGCTAATGTATCCTGGTTTAGTATCTGACGGCAACGGACATATCATTTCAGCCCCCTTACTGCCTCAAAGAAGGATGGGGAGTTTAATCTATCATCCTCATAACCTAAGTCGTAGCAATCCTCTCCATACTGTATTAGAAGTAGACATTTATCACAATCTCCATCACTATACTCACATAGCGGGCAATCGCTGGTATAATCCTTATCCTTCCACTTTTTACCAGCAGGACTTTCGAGAAACTCCCACTTAGATTTCCCCGACCTCTCAATCTCCTTCCACAGTCCTTTACATTCCCTAATTGCTTCTCGTTTTGTCATTTTATTCCTCCCTTGTGCATATTACCCATATTGCCTGACGGGACATTTTATACATCCTGGCTATCTCAGGAATACTCTTGCCCTTCTCAAAGTGTAGTCGTCTAATCTCCCTATTCCTGCCCACTGTTCCAGCGATGGCTTGGAACATCAAACTGCGGTCTTTTTTATCCATATCTTACCTTATTTACAATACTACCACAATACTTAGCACTTGTCAAGTTATGTTATTGACTTATCCTTAAGTATTTGCTCTAGCTCTTGGGTTAGTCTAGGTGTGTATTCCCGGTTGCGTTTCTCGACCTTTGCCATCAGGTCTCTCAGTTCATACCCTTGGGTAGCTCCGTCTGCATATATCGTGTTATACATTTTCATAAACTGTTCTTTGGTTAGCATTATCTACCTCACATATGATATTACTTTCCTGCCTGTTCGGATATCTATTCCTACCCTTAAGCTACCATAGGCATAGACATCTAAGGGACCAAGTGTAAACAGATAGTCCCATCCATCAAGATTAAAGTTCATTTCTCCTCCTTCTTATCGTTTAGGTTCTTGTAACATATTCTCCGGTCAAAATGGTATATCTTTCTTGTTTCCGTGCATCTTACTCCGTCATACCTTTCCCACCGCTCTCCCCTTTGTATTTCACAGTGGCATGTGTGGCAATACTCCCCGTGCCCTCTCATAATTCTCGCTGCCATTATTTCTCCTCCGCTTTGGCTAGGGCTAATACTGCATCCTTATATCCTTCAATAAAAGGAATTGTCCCATCTATTTCAAACTGCTCAAAGAACATAGTATGAATTCCTGGGATGAGTCCCTTCAAAGCCTCATACATAGCTGGTGCTGCTGCTATCAGGCGGGCATTGGCTTCTGTTTCAGCCATTGGTTTCTGTCCCCATATCTGAGCAACGATTTTCTCATTAGTTTGAATATATCGCCCGCTCGGATAGCCCTTAACTTCCCATTCCCCTCTAGTATATTCCATTGTTAGACCTCCTACCTTTTTCTCTCTGCACTTGGGGCAGGTTATAGACTCGTTAGGCTTTCTTGCAAAAGTCTCACCACACTTGGAGCAATCAGTCTGATAGATTCTTTTCTTGCCCATCTTCAATTCCCCTTCAGTGTATTCCATAGTTTACCTCCCTTTTATTCTCAAGCTAACCGCTTACATTATAAGCATACGCCCCTTGCTTCACTATAAGAGCATCCTTTCCCCAATATAACTTCCTCATGCCACTGATGTTTGGGTATGGTCCAGCGCTTGGGCACTCCGACAGTCCTGAAACCTTGTCTGGTGTCTTGAGATAGAGATATTTTATACCACTTGCTACCATTATCCCTCGAATGTAATCTAAACTAACCATAGCCATTTCTTACCTCCTCATCTCAGCCTACCTGGGAGTAGTCAAGAGATTAGCTTCTTTGTGAATAATACCAATCTGCTATAGCCTTTACCCTTATAGCAAATCTTCTTGAAATTACTTCCAGTGCCTCAGTCATCATGTTTGCCTCTCTCAAGAGGTCTATTACTCTCAAGGCTGTCAACTTTTCGCCGTCTGTTAAAATTGAATTGACTAAACCCACTCTATGTTCTTGTCCAACTTGCATCCCTCTCTACCCTCCTTTTTTTATTTGCTGCCTTCCGGCTTCCTTTATTTTACGAATAGCATCTGCATGGTCTTTGTAACCCATTTCTTGCGCTATTCTGTCAGCTACGGCTAAGAACTGTCTTTTAGTTGGGTTGTGCGGTCTACTTGCCCTTGCCCCCATTTCTACCCTCCTTGTTCAATTGTCAATAGCATATCATACTAATTACCCTATTGTCAATACCCTTTCAAGTTATTTTCACTACTTTAGAATAAACTATCCTTTCGTATCATTCCAAGGCTATATACTTAGTTAGTCTATGTATACTTGACAAACCTGTTTAAAAAGAGTATAATAGCAAATAGTTCTATTTATTATCGTAACTAAATGAGAAGATAATAAAAATAAGCTATTAGGTGGTAAGGTGTGAGCTATATTAACCAATACACTCCCCTGTATGATACCGGTAAATGGCTGATTGCTAAATATAAATCTACCTGTAGATGCGGTAAACCCATCTTACCAAGAGATGAGTTTTATTATATCCCCCTTAAGAAGGAAGCTCAATGCCTTACCTGCGCCAGCCAAGGCTATTCCCCTGAACAAAAACAAATCCTGACTTGACAAACTTCCCTTAATAGACTATAATATACCAAGGTGAGATATGGTGGGTCTAATAGCCTTTAAAGCCAGGGGAGGGAGGCATAGGCTATAAGGAGCATCTATGACTAAAAATAAAAGGAAGGGAAGGTCACTTACCAAAGAACAACTGCTAACCGCCATGAGAATATGCAAAGCCTCCCCCTGGAATAATAATGACTAAACCACTAAGAGATCCATTCTCTTACTCAGAAGAAGAATTAAACATAAACGAAGGCAAACAAGGACATAACAAGGCTTTCATTGATAATCAATGGAAACCTCAGCAGTCAGGCAATCCCAATGGTAGGCCACCCAATACATCCTCTATTACTTACTGGTATAAGCGGATATTAGCTGAAAATGAGGGTATTGCAGCCCAAGAGATAGCTCTTAAGGCTGTAGATTTGGCAAAGAAGGGCTTATTGCCTCATACTGTTGAGATAACCGACAGAACGGATGGTCGTATACCTACTGATGTCAATATTAAGGCTGCCTTTATACATATAGGCAATGATTATGCCCAATTGGGGTTACAAGCTATGAAGACAGACCTTGAGGATAGGAAGCAGAGGATGATAACTGATGAGTCATAGATAGTCAGGTATGTATGCTTGAGCCCTAAACCTTTGGTAGGCAAGGCTCGTTTGGAAGTGGCAGGGACAGTGGGTCGGGGTTATTATTAGTATTGACCTCACACAGAATTTTACAACAAAATTAAGGTACTTTACATAAGGGGGGTATAATGACTAGAGAAGAGATAAGGGAAGGGATAAGGGGTTTATTGTATGCCCTGGAAAACAATAGGGATTTACTTGATAAGCATAACCAATCAGAGGAATTTTCCTTTAAGATTGTTGAGTATCTGCACTCTCAAGGTGTAGTGATAAAGGTAGAAGAACACAACATATATACAGGTTATTGGATAGTAAAGCCATTGATAGAGAAGGAATGATGTTAAGGACGATAATGCAAATGCTTCAAGGTAAATCACCGCAAACTGCAGCAAGGGAGGATATAATGAGAAAGTTCACATTAATAGACCATTTAGTCAAATTCTACGATACCCAGATAAACAATCGCTTTTGGCGTATTGTTGATTCGTTGTGGCCGTAGAATCATTGGTATGAACTTAGTAATAGGCAATGGTTTAATAGGGAGGAATCTTTATTATTATTTAAGGAGGATGGGTAATGCCGTCATACTTGGTCGTGATGTTGTTAGCCTTGATGGTACTGATTGGGATTTACCTGAGAGTGATGTGGCGTATATATGTGCTGCCGAGACGTCTACAGAGAAGTGTGAGCGATATCCTGAGGAAACGAGGAGGATAAATGTAGATGGTACTATTAGGTTGGCCGAAAAGTTAAAAGGTTTTGTAGTGTGGTTGTCTTCCGAGAGGGTATTTGATGGTTCTAAGGCCTCTCGCAATGTTAATGATGCAGTTTGTCCAACAACTGAATATGGCAGGCAGAAGGCAGGCATAGAAAGGATTTTACTGGATATGGGTGTGACAGTAATTAGACTTTCGAAGGTCTTAGGTTATGATGTACCCTTGTTTGAAGGATGGATTACCGATTTAAAAGGTGGGAGGACAATATATCCTTATTCTAACATGTCGATGTCCCCGATGAGTGTCCATTTTGTTTCTGACATACTTTATAAGATAGGCAGGGATAGAATGGGTGGTCTATTGCAGGTTTCGGGGGATAGTGACTTAACTTACGACAGGATAGCTTACCATTTTGCTAATTACATAGGGGTAGATTTAAGTCTGGTGAATCCTGTAGAGGCGGAGATAGGACATCCGAATACGACATTAGAGAGTGATTTCGACCAACCTGATTCGTGGGAGACAATATATGGCTGGTGTAGAGACTTTTCTACAAAAGCACGATAAGAAGATAGATAAGATACTCTTAAAGCCCATTGAGACATATACTCCTGAAGACAGGGGTATGCTTAAGTATGAGTGGACTTTGTGCCAGAAAAACATCTTCCGCTTTTTGAGGTATTGTAAGATAGTAGAAGCTCCATCGCCTACAAGTTCTGGCGGTGGCTTGATTCCCTTCCAGTTGTTTCATCATGTTGAGCAAATCCTCTTACAGTTTCTTGAGAAGAGGTTTGTGACTGTTTTAAAGGCTCGTCAGATAGGACTTTCCACTACGATTGCCACTTATGTTTTGTGGTATGCCATTTTTCATGAGGGGGCTAATGTTCTTTTATATTCGAAAGGGCAGTTAGAGGCAAGGGAACTTCTGGATAAATCGAAGCGGATTTATAATCAGTTACCTGCTTTCTTAAGACCGAAGGCAGGTCTTGATAGTCGGGAAGAGATGAGTTTTCCTGTAATGCAGAGTATTATCAGGGCATTACCTTCCACAGAGACTGCTGGGATTGGTTTTACGGCTTCTATTATAGTTTGGGACGAACATGCTGAACACGAATACGCCAGACAGAATTATCTCCATTCCAAACCTACAATTGATAAAGCAGGGCAGTGTATCTCCTGTTTTACAGAGAACGCCTGGGATAAAGATAATCTTGCCACCGAATTATTTGAAGGGGCATTAGAAGGGAAGAATGGTTGGACACCCTTATTTTATCCTTATAGTGTGATGGAGGGCAGGGACGACAAGTGGTACAGCGATGTAAAGGACAGTATTCCCGAAGGTGAGTTAAGTGGGCTTACCCCCGAACTTTACATGCTTAAAAACTATCCTCGTTCCATAGAAGAGGCTCTATCTGTTCCCCAGACAGTCAGTGCCTTTAATAAGGATGTTCTTAAGCAGATGCTCGAAGAAGCTGAAAAACAACCCACTATACATGTTGGAAAAGATGGACTGGATTATAATTACATAAATATCTATCGGGACTTTCACTTGGGAGAGTTCTATATAGCGGGTTCAGATATTTCTTTAGGAGTTGGGCGGGATTATCAGGCAACAGCGATTATGAATGTCAGGACGGGAGTCGTAGTGGCTGATATTTTAGACAACACGATTAACGAGGAAATGTTTGCTATGCTGACTCTTCAACTATTAGATGTTTTCAATAATCCGAAGTGGTGGCCTGAATACAATTTATACGGCAGAAGGGTCGTTGGTATAGCCCAAAGTAACAACTATAGGAATCTAGGCTATCGGGATGCTAAGAGAGAGAAGCCTGGTTTTATAACTGACGAAAAGACAAGAATGGACTTATTCTCCGCCTTAATCCCTGCTATCAATAATTTCCAGATTACTCTATTCAATCCTTTAGGCATACAGCACTTCGGGTCTGTGATAAAAAACGCTGATAAAAAGGGTAGGATAGAAGCTCGCCCTTCAGGACATGACGATTATCCCATAGCCGTAGGAATAGCTAACTTAATGAGAAAAACCGTATCCTTTGGCTTGGAAGAGGTTGAAGGCATTGATAGTGTTCACTTTGAAGAGGAAAGCGATGAAAAGTCTAAGATAATGGAGCGGGTACTGGAATTAAAAGCCGAAAGGGAACATTGGGAAAAAGAATTAGCAAGGGGGTAAGAATGAAAGGTGAGCCACCTGCATATCCGTGGGAGATAAAGGAAAATGAATATTCTTGGGGGACAGATTCAGGTAGATATTCTCTATTAAAAGAGGATTATAAATTGAAGCCAGAAGAGTGTTTGGCTCTTGGTGGGCATTGTTATAGAATGGTGATGTCCACCCTTGGCGACCACGTGAGGTCGGATTTTGAGTGTTCTGTCCGTGCCTGTGCTCATTGTGGTAATAGACAGGCAGGCTATCCTCCTCTTGGAGTAGAAGGTGGGGCTATGGGGAAGATACGGAAATACTTGCCTGAGTTGATACGGTGGGAAGATATTGATGATAAAAAGCCCTTCAATTTTTCCCTCGGTCCAGGACTGCACGTGGATGAAAAGTAGGTGAAAGTAGCACTCGTAGTTCCTAACTTTAGATGGTGTGAAACAGATAAAAACACCTTGTGGCACTATATACCCTATAATCTGTGCCTACTGGCAAGTGTCATCAGGGATAGGGTGGATGTGTCTATAATTGATGCTTATAAAGATGATATGACTGAAAAGGAGTTCTCTCGCAAGCTAAGGAAATTAGAACCTGACATTGTGGGAATTACGATGTTGTTTGACCAGTATGCCCCCAGTGCACATAAAGTTGCCGAACTCACTAAGAAGGTTAGTAGAAAAATCAAGACTGTAATGGGTGGTGTCTATGCTACAACCAACCCAGAGAAGGTGCTTGAGGATTGTAATATAGATTGCGTGATTGAGGGAGAGGGCGAGGAAATGCTTCCCTATCTGCTTGGTCTTTACGAAAGGGGTGAATGGTTGAAGCAAGAGCATTTAGTTGGTGGGCGGATTAAGAATCTTGATGACATTCCATTACCTGCCTATGACTTGATAGGTTACAAGAAATACATTAACAGTGCTCCAAGGAAAAGCGTGGATACACCCAGACCACTACCCTTTGCCAGAATAATGGCTTCCAGGGGGTGTCCGTTTGGCTGTGCCTTCTGTCAGGTGGAGACAATAATGGGTGCGAAGTTTAGACCACGCAGTGTTTCTAAGGTATTGGATGAAATGCAATGGCTAAAGGAAAGGTATGGTATTAAGTCCATTATCTTTGATGATGATAACCTTTTGTATGATATGGATCGTGCCAAGGAGCTTTTCCAAGGGATGATTGACAGAGACTTGGTTATGCCGTGGAGTTCACTGGCGGTGGCCGTTTTCAAGATGGATAAGGAGTTAGTGGGGTTAATGAAGGCAAGTGGTTGCCAGTATTTAGCCGTTGCTATAGAATCGGGCACAGACAGGGTTTTGAAAGAGATTATAAAGAAGCCTGTCAATTTCCAGCATGCCAGAGAGATGATTAAGGCGATTAAGGAAGCGGGGATTTATATTGTGGCTAACTTTATAGTGGGTTTTCCCACCGAGACATGGGAGGAAATCAGGCAGACCATTGAATTCGCCGAAGAAATAGATGTGGATTATATCAAATTGTTCCACGCTGTTCCTTTACCCCATACAAGGTTATGGGACTTGTGTGAGCAGGAAAACGCCTTTGGCGGGAATGGGCATTTCGTATGGAGTAAGGGGAATATAAGAACTAGAGAGTTCACCCCTGAAGACTTGACTATTCTAAGGGCTTATGAGTGGGACAGAATTAACTTCACCAATCCAGAGAAGAGAAAGCGAACTGCGGAAATGATGGAAGTAACGCTGGAAGAACTTGACGAAATTCGGAAGGAAACACGCAGGAATGCTTGCGATATGGTGGGAGTGAAATAATGGGAGATGATGATGGGTTTTGTTTAAAATGTGGCGGCGAGAGGTTATGTCCTGTTTGTGACCGCCCATTTACACTCACTGAGGCGAAAGAGTTTGAGAGAAGATGTCCCAACTGTAAAGCAGTAAATACCTTCCATAGTTATATAAAGGGTGATTTATGTTCTGGGGGACATCATTCTATACCTGATTGCGGAGAGGTACATCCGCTAAAGAATGTTACTGGCTCGTATCATTATTATGAAGAAGACCGTTGTGGTTTATGTGGGCACGTGTTTCAATATAGTTAGGTAGGAGTGAAATAATGAAAAATATTAGTGGGGTGACTGATATATTAAGGGCTGAACCATTCTTTGATAGTGTTGCTAGTGTGTGGAAAGAAAACAAGGTGGACAAGGAGGATTGTCCATCTTGGCATATTTATACATACAAGGAGGACACTGATGGTGTGATGGGTATAGATACCGCAATTACACCTATAGTTCTTTCTAAACTCAACAGGGGTGGTGTTGAATGTCTGGCTAGGATGATAAAAAGCACATTTCTTTTAAGGATGAATGGAGAACAAAATGGCAGATAAACCAACTTGGGAACAAATACTGGAAGTCTATGATAAGAGTCTGAAAACATATAAAGCATCAAAACTTCAAGAAGCCTTTATAGAGGATAACAGGTTTTATGAACTTGACTTTTTGGCTGACTTGAATATCCCCACTGAATTCAAGAAAGATGCTACTGTTTTACCAACAGCGAGGGACAGGTTAGATGCTCTAGTTGACCATACCGATATATCTAATGCTAGGATTACTGTGAACAAAAGAAGGCACAGTGGGGCTGAACTTAATAGATTGGAAATGCTTGAGAAGTTTGGGCAGGGTCTTATACATAGGACTAATGTGGAATCCGATATTTCACCCTTAAGGGTAAGTGCCAAACATTTCTGGCTTCACGGGATATCGTGGATTAAGACTGTCTTTGATAGGGATGTTTGGGATAAGGATGGCGGCACATCCCTCCCGATTATCTTACAAGCAATTAATCCCTCAAACATTATACCAGACCCCTATCACAATGGAAGGGATTATATCTTCGAGGTCAGGAAGAAACTTGTCTATGATGCCAAGCGTATGCCGTGGTATAAGAAAAATTCAATGGTCGGTGCAAGGCTAGAGAATATGGAGGGTGATGTAGAAGTAGAGCAGATAGAGTATTGGGATGATAAGTATCGGTGTATCTTAATAGAGAGAGAACCCGTGTGGACTGTGGGGCGTGGAGTGGTTGCTCATAAGTATGGCTTTCTCCCTTATACTGCCATTGAGTCAGGGTTGGGAAATGTCGATGTTGATAATAGTCTTGTTAAGAGATATGTTGGCATTTTAAGATATATGAAGGGGCTCTTAGTTTCGCAGTCGTCTATCTATTCAATGGCTGACATTTTAACTAAACTGGAGACAATGATTGGTGGATATATTACTGGGGCTGATGCGGGAACTGTGGGTAAAATATCACAAGCCTATGGAAAATGGACAGCATATCCCAATAAGGATATTAAATTTAACAGGTGGGAAAGAAATCTTGCTCCCAGAGAAGCCTATGCTCATTTAGCCTTTATTACGGATTTGATTGATATTCACTCTGCCCCGAAGTCAATGTTTGGTCTAGGGGAGACAGGTGTGAGATCGGGTGCTGACAGGAGATTGGTGTTAGCTGAAGCGCAGTCTAAACTAAATTACTCAAAAGATGCCTTTGGCAATGGATGGGCACAGATTCTTGCTAAGTGTGCCAAATTAGTGAAGGATGTAATTCCTGGTGACTTCTCTATATGGGCAAAGAGTTCATCTATGGATTTCGATGTTTCTGTGAACAAGAAGGATTTTAGAGAACCGTTTAACTTCTATGTTGAGTTCTCTCCTATCTCAGAAGAAGATGAGTATCGCAGGCATCAGGACTTAATGGAGATGTTTAATTCGGGTCTTTACACCAAACAGCACGCTAGAAGTAAGTTATCCGATGTGGATGTGAAGGCTTTAGAAAAGCAGGAGCTAAAGGAAATGCTTAGGAGCTCAGAGGCATATCTGGGGACTCTCTTACAACACTTCATACCATTGGTTAATCAAGCCTTAGCGGAAGCTGGGCTTCCAGCAGTTGACCCACTTGCAGGACAACCCCTACCATCAGGAGAAAAAACAACTGGTCAAGGTAGACCATTAGTACCTGATATACCCAAACCCCCGGGGCAAGGTCAAGGTGGGGGTGGTAATTCTCAGTTTGGAGTTGTAAATCGTGGCTAAGGAAAACGTACTAAATATAATGCAGGAGATACTTGGGGAGGGTGATATAGAAGCTCTAAAAGAACTTGTAGAAGAGACTATTTTACCATTGATTAAATTCCGTGCTGAACGGGAAAAAAAGATAGCTAATAGAGAAATAGCAGAAATGCACAGACTAGAGGAGGAATTATAATGGCTAACGAAACATTTAGGTCAGTAGAGGATGTTTATACTAAGCACCCGTGGATGCGTGACATACCAGGCGGTCCTGCTATAGCCCGAAAGGCCGTAGGGGCTATTTCCAATACTGGCGCAGTACACGCTGTTTGGAAATTTTATCAAGACCAAGGTGGTGGGAAGGGATTTAATGCCTTCAGGAAAGCGCCTGACATCCCTCCAGGTGCTACTGCCCTTACACCTCGTGCTACCGATATACTGGCAAGGACTGGTGGAGTCCCTGCTGGGGTAACTACGGCACCTCCCCCTGATCCATCCCAGATACCAGTCGCTGATAGAATAGGGGCATTGGGTATTCAGAGAGATATTGACGAACCCACTCCTGATGATGGGGATGGTGATTTACTACCATTACAGTTCAGAACATTTGAAGAGGCTAGTGCTGCTGCTCCAGAGGGATGGGTTGTAGATAGGGATGAGTTTGGGTTTTTTACTATTAAGCGTGTCCCTACTAGACAAAGAGCGGCGGGTAATATCTATAAGACATTCAAAGAAGCGGATGCTGCTGCACCAGAAGGATTCAGAGCAGTCCAAGTGGGTGATGGTTGGGGATTAGAGAGAATTGACCCAACACGAGAGCCTGGTTTCGTTTCAGAATTTGAACAGCAACAACTTGATTTTATGCAACAACAATCCCAACAGAACGCAGAGAATCAGAGATTACAACATATAGCAGGTCTGGCAGCAAGGGGGCCAGTAAGTTGGCTTGAATTAGCCTCTTTTACTGGACAAGACCCTGGCGTTCAGCCATGGATGGAACAGTTGGGTCTTGCTGGAGGCGATGATTTAACAGCAGGGCAACCTTTACCTGGCTTTGGTGGGCAAGGTGCATCATTTGAAAATCTACCTCAATTAACTAATCCATCTGCTCAGTTTCTATCAAGGCAAGGGCCAGATGTACAGGCTCAATTCGCAGGTTTCCGTCAAGCCAGGACAGGGGCAACCCCACAGCAAACTGCTTTTCAACAAAGGATAGGCGCAGCCCCTGGCGGTAGAAACCCAGGACTCCGCTTTTTGAGGTAGTAAATGGTACAAGAACGAATCAGGGCATTAAGCCCTGGAGCTCTCCGTATATTCAAGCAACAGGCTTTTGAAAGGGCAAGGGCTGGAGACCCGACTTATGCCCGTATTGTCTCTATGCCTGAACTATCCGATATATTCCCTCAAGGGATTACACCACAACCTACCACCAGACAACCCCAGATAGGGCAGGAAGCCCCTCAACAGATTCCTTGGTGGCAACACCCCTTAAACTTTATAAGAGGCGTTGAAACAGGGTTCGGTGCATTGGTTACTGCCCCATTTACTCCCTCTGTTCCAGGCACAGAAGGTTTGTCATTTTTTGAAAGAGAGAAACTTGAATATAAGGCTTGGGATGAACCCAGTTTTCAAGTAGACCCATTATTCAGACTTCCTTGGACATCTAAGGAAGAAAGGGAGAGACCGTGGACTATTGGTATTAAGGGTGCGATAGAGACAGTACCTTGGTTTGCTACCGCAATAGCCACTGGTGGATTGAGTGCTGCTGGTGTTTTGGGTGCTAGAGTGGGGGCAACTGGAATAACTAGAGCCGCACAGGCAGGATTGAGGGTACTAAAGCCTATAAGGACTGCTGAGGCGGTTGCTGCCGCCGCCCCATTTAAGGTAGCGGGTAAGATATTAGCTCCTGTTACTAAACCATTGGCAAAAGCAGCAAAAGGGATAGCCAAGAAAGTAGTAGACACATCTGTTCGTCTTGTACCTGACTTACAACCTATCGGTGAAGCTATAAGTATTGCTGCCGACCCAACTAAGTTACGTAAGTTGGTTAATATTACTACTCCTTCGATAAAAGTTTTAGGGAAAACTATAGGTGGAAAACAACCACTAAGGGGTATTGCTGAGATAGTTGGCGGTATGGCTGCGGTGGCTGATAACCCTGCGTTATTAGCTTTGACAGGTAGAAATGTTCTAAGGTTTGAGGGTGCTAACAAGGCATTGGCTTCTGTTGCAACATTGAACCGTATGGGAAGTTCTAAGACAGTATTCAACCTTACTAATGATGGGTTTATGAGGATAGGTGGAAAGGATGTTCATATCAATACAGTTAGAACCTTCCCCAAGAGATACGAAACCCAACTCACTACCCGCCAAAAAGAATGGATAACACAAGCTCAACTATTAGAAGGTGAAAAAAGAGAGTTATTCAAGAGGGCTGGTATTAAAATCTCTGACCTGACCTTTGAAGAGGGTGGAATATATGCTGGTCGCAGAGTTGTTGGTAGATTTGAGGGAAATGAATTAGTAGATGTAGCTTATGTTGGTGCTAGGCAGCCAACAAGGGTTGGTGCAAAATCCGCACAAGAAAAGGTGAGGAGTTATGCCAACATTGAAGATGCTATCAAAGATAAATTTAGATACTTACCAGAAGAAGAAGCTCTTTATCATAATATAGTGAATGCCTATAACCGAGTAGCAAATAAGCAGTTTAGTGAGTGGTTCTTGAAGCTAGTCCCTCACGAGACACTAAAGGGGAAAGCTAGAGTTACTAGGTTTGGTGAAGTTCAGGCTCCAGACATTCCTGCGTTTGCGGGGAAAGTTTTTACCAGCCCTGAAGCCAAAGAGTATATCAACATTATTAGAAAGGAACTGAATCCCCAATCCAATCAGGCACTCTCGGCAATAAACCAAGTTAATGCCGTTGGCAGATATTTTGCACTGGCTGGTGATGCCAGTCCATTTTCTATTCAACTTATATTCTTTGCAGGTTCTCAACCCAGGATATTCGGTAGGGCTGTGGGTGGATTTGTTAAGGCGATGTTTGACCCTCTCTATCACGATAATCTTATAAGCAAACATTTAGGAACGATACAGAAGCATCGAGGGATGGTAATCACCCGTGGTGGTTCAACTGAAATGACTGAGGCAATGGCTAGGGGGGGTCTTTTAAGAAAACAACCATTTAAGTTATTCGGTAAAGCATTAGAGCCGTTTCAAAGGGGTTTTGAGGGGGCATTGGATACTGCGGGGATTTATATGGCAGAATCATTAGACCATCTAGCGACCACCCCAATGCGTACAGCCCAAGTAGATGCTTTCATTAATGAGTTCAGGGGCTTGCTTAGTACAACAAGGATAGGGATTAGTAGCGGGCAAAGGCAGATAGAAAGAACCATTGTATTAGCTCCCCAGTATAATCGTGCTGTTGGTGCTTTACTGTGGGATATAGGACAGGGTAATCTCAGGGGTCAGTTGGCAAGGGAGCATATGGCTAAGGGTGTTACTGCTATAATGGCAATGACAGTGGCTGTGTCTTATGCTATGGGAGAAAGTCAAGAAGAAATCATAGACCATCTCAATCCCCGTTCATCTAATTTTATGACATGGGATATAGCGGGACAGCGGATTGGTCCAGGTTCAAAGGTTAGAAGTCTACTAGCTACTTTCGGTAAGATTACAAAAAACCCAGAGGACGCAGCGTTTCATGCTGGTAGATTTCTAAAGGGGAACTTCTCCCCGTTCTTGGGAACGAGTATAGATTTAATCACAGGTAAGGACTTCTTAGGAGACCCAACGAGGGATGGGCTACTCAGTTTGACAGAAACAGTAATAGGAAACAACCTTCTCCCCATTTGGGTTCAAAGTGTTGCCTTTGAAGGCGGGGAGTTGAATGAAAGGGTAACTAGAGGTTTGGCAGAGTTTGGGGGATTAAGGGCATATCCAGCAGGGGCATTTGCCGACTTGAAAGATAAACAAGACGAACTAGCCCGACAGCAATTCGGTGTGTCATGGGATGAGTTAGGGCAACAGCCCAATGGATTTACAGAGCAGATTAGGTTATCTCAAACCCAAGAACTAAAAGATTTAGAAGACAAAGCGGAATTAGAGTCTGCCAAGTTTGCACGTGGAGACCAACTTGAATGGAATAAATATGGTAGGGAAGTAGACCGTATAGGTAATATGGTCACTAACGAACTAAACCAAGCCGATAGACAATTTGTTGCTACTCGTGATGGGTCGCAACTAAGAGACCGTGTTAATCAGGCATACTGGATGAAGAGTCAGATGATGAGGGATATACTAAAGAAGGATGAATTTGCCATTGTAAGGGACTCATTCGGCAGAGAGTTATCCCCAGAGGCACGTGCCCAGATGGAACCCCAGAAGTTACTATACCGTGATTATAACGAGTTGATGTATGCCTCTGATATGTTTACCGAATTCGGAGAATATAATTTCACTGAAGCTGATAGGCGTAGGCAGATGTTTATTCAGATGTATGGCTTGGATGCTCTTAATTCTGTAGAGCAGGTTATTGGAGAAAGGCGGGCAGACGAACCGCCCTCGGTTAAGTTACTAAGACAGGCACAACAAATCCTTCAACCATACTGGCAAATAGAAAACCAGATATGGGCGAACCTTCCTCAAGGATTTAAGGAAATATCAGAACAGATTGAGATTTTAGCAAGAACCGATCCACGGGGGGCGGATTTGCAGTTATTTAGGTATCCCCAGATAGTTTTCGCTAGAAAGATGATTGCACTCAGAAAGAGACAGATGAAGGCAACCAATCAAGATATAGCCAATGCTCTAAATATGTTCTATCGTTTTTAGGAGAAATTATGCCACTTAAAAAGGGGGGTTCAAAGAAGGTTATCTCTGAGAATATACGCAGGGAGATGCACGCTGGAAAACCACAGAAGCAGGCAGTAGCCATAGCTTTTTCAAAGGCGGGGAAGTCACGAAAAAAGAAATGATAGATTTGCGATGCAAGAAATGTGGGAAGAAGGTTGCTGAGGTTGAATTTGGCATAATTGAGTGGGTTTGCCAGAAGTGTAAGACCTATAATATGGTAAAACTTGACAAGAGTTGATTTATAGTGTATACTGTTTGAAGTACATTAAAAATAGAATATTTAGAAGCTCGTAGAAGCTCACATTTTGAAGCGCAAGACGCTCGGTGTGGGCTTTTTATTTTCAAAGGAGGAGATATGACGGAAAAAAATACCGTGATTGAGGAGCAAACGCTTGAGGGCGACACTTCTCCACCCGCTGTAGAAACAGAGGGTGAAGAGAAAGCAACCCTTACTGAGGAAAGGGTACAAGAGTTAATAGCCGAGGCTACTGCTAAGGCGGTACTGGATGCGAAAGAGGTTGGCCGCAGGGAATTGCAACGCCAGCAAGAATCTAATAGACTTGAAAAACAGTCTAGGCAACGGGCTGAAAGTGATGTCCGTGCCTACGAAACCAGTTTTAAGGGTCTCGATGAGGAAGTTCAAAAAGATATAGAACTGGCAAGATTCAGAGAGCAAGACAAGTATAATCGTTCAACCATGCAGGAGGAGACACAGAAACAACAGACTGATGCTTTCTATCAAAGGATGAACGATGGGGTTTTCAGCCATCTGGAAAGTCTTGGCATCCTAAGGGATGACAAGAGGTTAGATTGGGGAGAAGGTTCACGGGATTACGTTGAGGCTAGAAATAAACTCGATGCTTCTGTGGCAAAGATACTCAACTCTGACAGGGAAGATAAGGAGAAGACCTTAGTTGGGAAAGCGGAAGAGCGGTTTAAGCAATTGGAAACCGAATTTCGCAAAGAACATAATCTTGACTCTCATGACACTAGCGGAGGAGCTGGTGTGGTTAATCAATCGGATGCGGATTTTATGGCGGGGATGGGGGACGCAAGTCTCTCACTCACCAAGGAAAACCGTGCTCGGTTGAAACAAATACAAGCGAAATATTAGGAGATAAAATATGGCTAACAGTGGATGGACAACTACTTCAGCACTTGCTGATAGTATGGATGATGTCCGTTCTTCAGCAAGGATAGTAAGGGAAGACGAGGGCATTATGAAGCAACTCGTCACCAAGGAGACATTAGGTGAGGGTATTGGTAACTCGTGGCAGGAAATACTCTATGCCAAAATGGTAGCTCAGGCAATCACCGAAACCACAGAGCTGGACAATCCTCAACAGATGTCTGACACAATCATCTCAATCACTCCAAGTTTAATCGGGAGTGAGACATTCCTTACTGATAGGGTTCAGTTAAGGATAACCAAAATGGGCTTCTCTAAATTAGGGACGCTTCAGGCGAATGCTATAGAGAGAAAGATAGATGAGGATGGATTAAGCCTTTTTACTACTGCAACAGGTACATCTGACCCAGGGGCTGGGAATACTCTGGCAAGTGGTTATATAGCTTCTGCTGCTGAGAATATCAGGGGCAACACGACTGAGCCAGGGAAAGACCCCGTCTATTGTGTCATACATTCGTTCCAAAGGCACGATCTCTTCAATGAACTGATTGCTAATGTTGGCACGGGTATAGTAACGGAAGGCCCGACTGCTGAAATCTTTAAGCATGGGTTCAATCTACCCATTGCTGATGTTACCGTCTATAACGACAATAATATCTCAATAGATGGTAGCGGTGATGCTATGGGTGGGGTGTTCGCCAAAGATGGCATCATATTCGTTCAGGGTAGGGGTGCAAGGATTGTAAGTGTTCGTAACGAGAAGCGTGGTGGTGGTGGACATCATGTCTATCACTATGACGAGTACGCTTATGGTGAGAGACTGAGCAATTGGGTTTATTCGATGGTAAGTGATGCTACAGCACCCACGAGCTAGACGAGGATAATCCTTTGTCGAAAAAACAGATAAACGCTGGGGGTGAAGGCCTCCAGATAAAGGAGAAAATAAATGGCTAATGTAGGCCGACAAGGTATCGTAAGATACGAAGAAACTTTTGCTGCCGATAATATCGGTACAGGAATAGCAGGTGTTGATGGCGGAACCGCCGATGCCGTAGGTATTGCGTGGATTCAGGCTATGGATACAGGTGATACACCATTCGGAAGAGCCGTGAGTGCTAGTAAGGGATTACATCTTGCTGGGTCAATGGCTGCTACTGATGACAATTTAGTGGAACTTACTTCTAATCAGACAATGTTCTACGGGTCAGTAGGACAGCAAGCAGTCGAACTCATGATTCAGTTCGACAATGTGGGGACTTTTGCTATGTGCTTTGGTCTCAATGATGACCTTACGGGGAGTGCTCGCTTACCAGTGGAAATCTCTACCACAACTATTTCTTCCACGGTTGCTTCGTTTGTAGGCATTGTTAAAGACTTTGATGCTACCAACGATGAACTGCACGCCTTCTGGACAGACGATGGCGTGGATAGCACTGAACCCATAGATAAACTCAGAATGAAGGGTATGTCTTTGACTGCTGATAAGTGGTTATGGCTCCGTGTTGAGACACAGGATAGGGGTTCAGGAACTGGTGTGAGGGCAACCTTCCATGCTGTTCAGGGTAGTAAGCATGTAACTAAGGAATTTGATACCACACTGGACAACGACCAGGCGATGGGCTGGTATCTAGGTGTTGCAAACAGGGGTGCGACTGCACGAGGGATATACATGAAACTACCTGCGTGGGAACAATCCATTGCGGATTAAGGAGAGATGAATGGCTAATGTAGGTAGAAAGGGAATAGTAATATACGAGGAAACCTTTGCAGTTGACAACTTGGGGACAGGGTTACCAACCTATCTTGGTGGAACATCGCAAGCTACGGGGATAGCGTGGATACAGAACATGGATTCTGGGAATACATCGTTCACACGGTCAGTAAGCGCCAGTAAGGGATTGCATTGGGCTGGTTCACTTGATTCAACTAATGACGATGTAATGGAGATATGTGGAGACCAGTTGATGTTCTATGGTTCAGTGGGGCATCAGGCTATTGAGGTCATGCTTATGGTTGACCAAGCCTCATCTATGGCTTTCAACTTCGGCTTCAATGACGAGGTGGGGGAGTCATCCAATGACTTACCAGTTTCACTCCAGACTGCTACATGGCAGTCATCAGCATCCACATTTATTGGTATTGTTAAAGACTTTGATGCGACTAACGATGAGCTTCACGCTTTCTGGGTTGATGACGATGTTGATACTCAGGAGAAACTGACAAACTTGAGGATGCGGGGCATGAATATGGTTGCCGATAAATGGCTCTGGATGCGTATAGAGACACAGAGTTTGGGGTCGGGGCAACCTATAAGGGCAACCTTCCATGCCGTACATAATGGCAAACACTGGACCAGTGAGTTCGACACGACAGTAGATGGAGACCAAGCTCTTTGCTGGTCACTAAATGTCATGAATAAGGCTGGGATTGCCAGAGGGGTGTTTGTTAAACTTCCCTATTGGGAGCAATCAATAGCAGACTAAGTCGTTTGGCGGTATCGTATAAACCGCCAATTAAACTTGATTCAGGTGCGGACAGCTTCCGCATCAAGGAGATAAAATGGGAGTAAACGATAAGGCGTGGGATGGTGGTTTTAAGAAGCTCTACCGAGATGAGTCTCTTGGGAGAACTCTAGGCATAGTCCCAGACGATACTACAAAGCAAGTCCACATCATAGGGATACTTGACACTGAACTGGATTTGGCGTTATCGGCGGATTCAGTTACTACTCTTTATATTCATGGAACAGGCTCTGCGACAGACTGGATGAAAGTAACTTCAAATACCATAGCTGGTAGTGCTGTGGTGATAGACTCCGTTGAGGCACTAACCATCCAAATTGGGGCAGTTGACTTCTTGGCTTTTGATGACTCTGCTATCACTTTAGCTGCTGAAGCTGGAGCTACTGCGGGACAAAATGTCTTTATTAAGGCAGAAGATGGCGGGGCAGGTGCTACAACTACTGGTGGGACTGGTGCGTCAATTACTATCACGGCAGGTGCTGGGGGTACTGTGGGTGACACAGGGCCTGGAACTGGTGCTGATGGTGGGGACGTTCAATTAGTAGCAGGTAATAGTCCTGCTGGTTCCGCTGCTGTAGCCGAAGGAGACCCTGGGGATGTCATCCTCACACCTGGTATTGGTGAAGGTACTGGTACTCATGGGTATATTCGACTTGATGGTACTGCTACTTGGGAATCAACGAGCACAGCCATTGTTGATTTTGGTACTTCTGGAGTGTCAGGATTAGGAACAACGGTTGCTGAATGGGCAGTTATGCTAAATGAGGATGGGTCTCAAAGATACTTTCCAACATGGCAGAAGTAGCCATAAAATAAAGGGGGGTAATTGAATATGGGTGACGAAGACAAAAAAGAGTTTTTGTCGCAAAATCCTAATGCCAACACGGGGATAGAACTCAGGTTCTTTGCCAATGAAGTAGAGAAGGATAGGGCGTTTAAGACACAGCACTTCCGCCCCATCCATATAAGACCAGGGTCTACCCTTGTGGCTCCGATTGGGGTGATGTGGGAACCAGGGGCTTGGCAGAAAACCGTAGAGATGGTAGTTAAGACAAATGAGGCGGGTGTCTGTTGCTGGTTGCATGAGATGACAGACATCAATGCGGGGATACCCGCTGCGCACCTTAACATGATGAGGGACTCGGCTTGTATGTATGCCATTGATGCTGGGTTTGAGTGGGTGATGCTAATAGAGAATGATGCCATGCCTGAATCAGACCTATTATTAAAGTTGCTTCATTGGGACATGCCAGTTGTTGTGCCTTACATAATGGATAGCGTACTCAAAAAACCTATATGTGCACCATTCTACAAAAAGGGCAGTGGGTTACAACCAATACAGTGGGCGGTATTTACCTGTGTGTTGATTTACACGAAAGTATTGAATTGTTTCCCGTTTACACAACCCTTTAATACGGTGGGAATAGAGTCAGGGTTCTTCAACAAGTTAAGACATTACGGGCATAAAGGTTATCAGGATACGAACACAGAGTTAGCGATAACACGCAGACCGACTTATCCAGTGGATTATGGAGGGCTTGAGACTGAGTGGAAAGGCTGGGTGGCGATTGACAAGAAACGGAGACAGATACCAGACAGGAAACCAATCAATCCTGACGATGAGAACCAAGTAAATGGAATCTATATGCCGAAAAGTATGGCGTCAGGATTTAATAGAGAAGGGGGTACGGATGACAAAAAAGGAACTGGGAGTGGAAAAGCAAAAGATAGAAGCGGAGTTTCAAAGCCTAGCGGGGATAATAGAGCGGCTAGGCGAAGAGCAAAGAAAGGCAAAGATGGAGCAGATTAGGCTTCAGGGAGAATACAGGCTGATAAATAGATTACTTGAATAGCTCATCCGAGAGGGTGAGAGACCCCCTTTTAATCCTCGGCGGGGGGGAAACCCCCGCTGGGGTGAGGTAATATGATTACTATAGCAGCGAATACAATAAGTGGAAACGAGAAGGCTTTATGGTTACAGGAAAGGCATGAGCAATCCCCCACCTTTGGGGGATTCCACCGCTATCAGATTATTAGTGTTATCAGGGATGGCAGGAGGGCAGAATGGCGTAAAGATATGGGGTTGGCTAGTTTATTTAAGGGGATTAACCAGATAAATATACCAAGTTTCATGGAGCACACAGTTGATGAGTTAATGGATTTAGCAGACGAATTAAGGGGTAGACCAAAGTTAGATGTTATGGACTTCATGGAATTAAATGAGGCTAAATTAGTTTAAGCGAAGCTATGCCGTGGCAAGTGGAAACGGTTAAGTCATAAGGAGGAAAAATGACGACAGACACACAAGGCAGAGTAGAAGAGGCGGTTGTTGAGGCAATGTCAGACAAGATACCCGCCGAGGCAGAGATGGGCAGGGTAAAGGTAATCAGTGAAGCCGAGAAGGTGCAGATATGGGATACCAGAACTTACCACACTGGTTATGTTCTTGCCTATATGCTGAACGCCAAACTAAGGGATATAAGGGAAGATGGCTCACGCAGGTGGACAACTAAAGACCCTCATCAGTTAGAAATCAGAGGGGATGTAAAGTGCTTGCTACACAAGGATGGTGAAGATAGAAAGCACTATAACTTTCTAGGATTGAGGGTTTGCAAGAAAGACAATATAAGGAACTTCCACGAAAGAAACCTGCACATGCTCAGGAAACATCCTAAAGAATATGATGTTATTAGAGAAGAGCAGAAAGAACGGAAGGAAGAAGAAGACAGGGCACTCCAGCGTGCTGTTCTTGGTAAGATGTTGGGTGAGGCAAAGGAGAGTGTAGGGGAGGAATCTAAACTAAAAGCTGATGTGGTTGCTAAGGGAAAGGCTAAATTGGAAGCCGTGAAAGCTGAGGAGTCCAAGGCACAGGCTACACTGGAGGCTGAAGAAGAAGCCCCTCTTTATATTAGCGATAAAGATAGAGTGAACAAAGACTAAAGGAGGAAAACGAAATGGCTACAGCCGACCAACGGGTAGTCGCTCCAACCAGATGGATTCTGACAGCCGCTACCACTAAACCTAGTGAGGGGAGTGGGTTGCAAGTCCCCCCAGGCTCCACTGTATACGAGTATGATACGGGGAATACGTTTGTTACCCATGACAGGGGGGTGAACTGGGTAATCAAGGGTGATGTTGTACCTGGTAAAATGAAGACAATCACTGGTACATCTTCAGCAATTTCAACAGGTGCTTATGCTGTCAATGAGATGGTTTGTGATTCAACCGCCACTGGAACTATGACCGCCTTCGCTGCGGTTGCTAGAGAAAATGGTGGTAGTGGTTACATCACCAACGCCCATCTTTCCCTCGGCACCACTCTCTTATCTCCCCGTATTACGGCTCTTATATTCAATGTTGGTACTGTAGTCGGGGGAACTATCCGTGATGGTGTCGTAAACGACAACGTGCAGGGAACAGACCAGGATGGTTATATCGGTGCGATAGACTTCATGTCTCTGGAGACATTGGGTACTGGTGGTGATTCGGAGGCATTGGTCACCCCTAGTACTGTGGGTGGTTTACCCTTGGGTTTTACTTGTGCTTCAGGGGCTGATGACTTGTATGCACTTCTTGTAACCAGGGATGCCGTTACCGCAGGAACGAACTTAACAACCAGAATTGATTTGACAGTCGAACAGTATTAAGGAGGAATAAAAGAAATGCCTCCTGTAATGCCAGTTGTAAGAGATAGAGGTGATAACCTTTCATCCAGTGGTGTGCTAGGAACAGATACTGCTATTAAGGCTAACCCTGGGAATGTTTTTTGGATTTCGGTGAGTGATACAGCGGCTTTGGCTATCGAACTAAACGATAGTCTTGTTGGTACTGGTGCCGACAAATGGGCTGTGGACATACCAGCCGACGGGTATGGTATGTGGATTTTTGATCCCCCTTTACAGTTTGACTTAGGCATTTATCTTGATGTGTCAACTGGAACGTGTAAGGTCGTTGTGGGGTACATATAATGATAGCGAAGTTCAATAGACTGAGAACGCATCGGATGGGTGGTTTCCTGAAAATCGGGGTAGACCTCTATGCCGAATCATCCCATAAAAGCCTTTTTGAATCCTATAAACTGGAGGGTGAGAATCCCCCAGTTTTTAATAAACAGGGACAGAGAGCAATGTTTACTCACTTCATAGCAATTGATCCTGCCTTGTCCCGTAAGGGTTTGGTAAGTTTACTAAAGGAGATATTTGATATAACTACTACAGAGAGTCTTGACAGTCTATTGAGTAATCCCAATGCCTCTAGTAATCAGAGGAAAGCAGGGAGAATTCTATCCACTAAAAATTCTTATGGCAAGAAACTCAGTCGCTTTACGGATAACCGCCTTGTCGAAGTTGCTGCCAATCTGAGGTTCATAGGATTAGAGGTGCAAGTTGGAACTTCGGAATAGTAAGCTCACACGGTTACCAATAACCCTAGACGGGCAAACATTACCCCGCAAACTAGCGACACCTGCCTTAGTTGCAAAGAGTAATAAGTTTGCCCTCAATTGTTTTCTTGGTGCTGTCCAGATGAGGGTAGATGATACTGAGCCGTGGGTGGACATAAAGCCTCACCTTGTCAGGGATACTGATGGTTGGCATATAGAGGGTGCTCCTTACTATGCTGAGTTTAAGGATAATGGGACGAGGCTATTTTGTCCCGACAAGTTTGAGCGAAGCAAGTATTTCAAGTTACCTAATGCACCTTTGATGTTTACCTTAAATAAGAAGGTAGTCAGTAGCCCCACACAGATAGATGGGCAAATGCTTCCAAACAAGATTGTCATACCCCTTAGCGATTGGGCGGATATTATCATAAGCTTTACTAATACAGGTATGCGTTTCAACACACTGTTCAAGAAAGCACCGCCTAGAGGATTTGCGGAGCGATTTGTCCTTGACGCTGAGACTGCTGGGTTGGACATAGCCGAACTCCTAAAATCAAAACGAGGGGTGGGTATACCCAGTCCACAACTCATTGAAGCAGATGAGTCTTTGTTACACCCTAAACGGAGACGGCTTGATTGGTCGTTTAAAGATGGTCAACTAGAACTGGGCTTTGACCTAAGTGATATGAAGTTCCCTATCTTATTAAAGAATGCTACAGTGGATGTCGAGGTTGATGCTTCTGGGGAAGATGCCCAAGAGCTTGAGAGTAGTGGTGTTGTAGATATAGATGACATTGCCATTGTTGCAAACTCAGGTGATGCTGCCAGCCTTAGATACTGGGCAGGTCTAGTCTGGGATTTGGGCGACACTATAAGTTCTGGTGATACAATAGATACCTGCTATATCAGGATTTATATATACCATGATGCCAAAGATGATGCCAACCTCAACCTGCATATAGAAGAACTGGCTGCACCTGTCGATTTTACTACGACTGGTAGCGACATTACGGGTAGGGACAGGACTGAGGCAAGTGTTTCATGGATAGCAGATGGTATAAGAGGAGGGGTGTCTGGTTACAAAAATTCACCCTCACTTGTTACCCCAATGCAGGAAGTAACAGATGCCTATTCCTCAACGAGGGTAGCTGTTCTTACTAGACCTAACACCGATGTTGAAAAGGTATTGAACTTCTGGGCTTGGGATGATGGTACAAGCTTAGGAGCACAACTATATGTTGAGTGGTCAGCGGCAGCAGTAGGAGGAGGGAGGGGATGGGCACAGAAATAATTGCCTTAAGATACTCAAAGAGTCTCTGGTCTTATAATCCTATCCCTAGGGGTTGTGTGTTGCACTTACCAGCGTGGCATCCGAGCTTGAAGGGACCTGTTTTTAAATCACCCGACCCCTATGGGCATACGGGTACGGTTACTGGTGCTACTCATGGTGATGATGGCTGGGTTTTTGATGGTGATGATGTTATCACTGTTACAAACCCAACTGGCATACCCGTTGGTAGTGAGGCCCGCACTATGCTAATCTGGGTAAAGCCCGATGACTTTGTTGTTGGGAGTAACCACATCTTTGTCTATGGCACATTTTCCAATAATGAGTATTGTGGTTTGTTCATACAAGAGACTACTGGGGAATTTAAGTTTGGTGGGCATACCAATAATGCTGATAGCGGTTTCAACCTTACAGCTGGTATTTCGCAGTTGATTGGGATTACTTATGCCCTTGATGCCACTGACATTCTTTTTTATGTTAATGGAGACCTCAAAAATACGGATGCTCTTTCTAGTGCTGCTGCTTTGAACACAGCATCAGGAACAGACCTTCTTGTAGGTAAGGGTAAGGATACTCCTACTTTTTTGACAGGTTCCGTTGGTGATGTTTGGGTTTACAATAGAGCCTTAAGTACTGATGAAATGCTATATATTTATAATCGAACTAGGGGGAGGTATTAATAATGGCTTTGAAGAGATTTGATATAGCCCTAGCAATACCTATGGCGGTGTATGACGCTATATCTTTAACAAGAAGGAAGGCTTTCCTTAAAGAAGTTAAGGCTCTAAAGGCTTTATCTGTCAGAATAAATGATGGCTTGGCGAACGAGGAAATGACCGTCAAGGCTACATATCATACTTGTTACCATGACGACCCTAGTAACCAAATCAAGTGTTCCGACACTATGGTGGAGATATGACAACTACCCTACTTAACTGCGAGGTAATTTTATCCAAACAAATAGGGGACTACTGGGAAGGGACTACGACAAGTGCCTCGGGCGCTATAACCATAGTAGACACAGCCTTAATAAGGTTCCCTGATGATTGGATAACCGATGTCTCCTACGATATGGTTACCAGTGGAAGTCGGAGTGAAGAAGAGCGAAAGATTTCGCATGCTAATTCCTCTGTCAGTACGGGGACTCTATCTGTTGGTACTCATGGTGGTTCTATTGCTTCTGGTGTTACTTATAGAGTTCACAGGTTGTTTGAAGCCTCTGAAAAGCGAAGGGCTTTGATTACCGCAGCTAAAAACATATTCCCTGAATGCTATGATATGGTGTGGGATGAATCTCTTGTTACTGGGAACTGGTTATATGATGGCTCATTTGAAATATGGGATAGTGCTGGAACTGCCTTATCTAATTGGGTAGCAAATACCGTGACCGTTACCAAAACTACTACCAATGGTTTATTCAAGCATGGTTTAACCAGTGCTAAACTAAGCACGGCAGCGGGGACACTTTCTCAGGGCTACACCGAGAATGACGACTTAAAATTCCTTGCAGGCAAGACAGTCAGGTTTTCTGTTCAGGGGCATTGTGATACCGCAGACTGCTTAAGGTTAGTTGTTAGTGACGGAACCACTGATTCCTTTTCGTCTTACCATGATGGGGGAACGGCGTGGACAGAAAACAATCTTCCATTAGAAGTCATTGCTACGATAGACTACAACCCCACTGAGGTTACATTTAAGATAGTTCACGAGGTGACTGCTGCGACTTCTTATGTGGATGATGCCAGGGTTATATCTGACTACAGAGGTAGACTTTATATCGGACATCTTGGTATTCACCAGAACCGTCCCTATAGAGTAGAGGTTGAACCTGAAAACTACAGCAACCAAGAACCGTGGATTGGTATACACGACTGGGAAGTAGATGAGGATGGGTATATATACTTCACTACTCAACTCAGGTCTGATTACCGTTTGAGGATTGTCGGACCAGCGATACTAGACTTCCTTTCCAGTGGTACGAGTTCAGAGTCTTGGTCAGCAACGATTAACCTAAACTCTCCTCAGACTGAGATATTGGCTGCCGAAGCTGCTGTTTATCTTTATACTTGGATGTCTATGCCCAACTTTGAATCAGGGACAAGAGAAGACTATCAACAAATGCTAGCCTACTGGGAGGATAAAGCCAGAAAGAAGAAGGGTAAGTACGGAATGCCCATTCTTCCGATAACGATTAGCTGGGGGCACGAATGAGTTTAATCGCTTGGAGAAAACTACAGGCTGGGTTTAGTGGTAAAGGAACCCAGAAGGATCTACTTGGTGCTGTTCAGCATATTCAGAATAATACGACTGTGGGGATTACCTTAGACTTTGATAACCTGATAGTCAATAATTTGACAGTTAGAAGCTCATTAAAGATACCCACTGGAACAGATAAGTACAGAGATATATAATGGCGGTACAAGATTTTACTACCTATACTGAGGTGGACCCGAACTCAAGGATTGCTGTATCGGCATCTCGAGTTACATGGACAGGTATTACTGCAAACGAGGATGCCTATGTGTATAGGGACTTTGGGGTAAAGCATTTTGCTGGTAATTTCGTATCCTATCTAACCATCAACACAACAGCGTCCGCACAAACATCAGAGATGTTCCCTTGGGCAATGACCAATTCATTGGATGATATAAAGGGTATCGCCGATGCTAGTGGTAACTTACTTTGCGTGAGACTAACAAATCCATCAAGCCCAGATGAATTAAGGATAGTAATACAGGAGTATTATGGGGGTACACAAGCTGAGTCGGCAGCTTTCTATACATTAACGAGAGGAACGAATTACTACCTTAAGATACGCAGGGATGAGGATGTTGGGACATACGGCACATTTTATTGCGATGTCTTTCCCAATTCCTCCAGGGTTGCTGGCGAGGCACTTGCAAATCTTACAATTACCCTTCATGCTGCCAAGATAGATTACAGGTATGTACATGGTGCTATCACAAGAGACAACAATGTAAATAATACACAAAGCGGTTATTCTCAAGACTTACAGGTAATAAACCTTGTCCACGCTGGGTATATCTGGATGGAGGACGAGAATCTTCGAGGGTTCGAGGAGAACGCCGTTGAGGATACCTATCTCCACACAAGAGATGTAGATGACACACCTGTAAATGGAGTTACCATTGCCCCCATTTCAAGTAACTGGGCATTTGACCACGTAGGTTCTGCTGACCCCCATACAGGATATATGTTAGAGTCCAATATAGGAACTGGTAGTGGTAACTATCCGATAATGGATACCGCAGCGGTTGATAATGATTATGCCAAGTTCACGGGAACGGGGTTTGAGGGAATAGCCTATGCGGATGTTCTTGCAGACCTAAGTAATACTGGTACTGCTAACTTTGACTGGAATGGTCAAGGATTGATTGAAACAGGAACTATCACGGCTGCCTCTTCAGTTTGGAATCATGAACACGACCTCTTCGCTACATCTCTTGACCCAGGTGCTTCTGGGGCGACCAGAACTTCTCCAGATGCTAATACTCTGGGTGGTTGGCAAATGAATGCTGTTGGCGAGACGCTCTACTTTGAAGCTCATATGGAAGCGGAGTGGGATGCAGCAAGTGACCTGATAGTAAACGCTTGGTGGGAGGTTAATGTAGACAATACTGGCGGTACCGCTACTGACACAGCCGACCTTCAGCTTGTTGTTAGATATAAGGGGGAAGGTAATACAGCGATTAAAACTCAAACGGTAGAAGTAGCCACGACTGTTGGGGCTTCGGCTCAGTATAAACAATACAAGACTGTATTTACTATAGACCATGATGGCAGTGGTAGTGAGATTGCCTCTTTGGATATTCTTTCATTCGCCCTCAACCTTGAAACAGATACATCTGAGGTGGATGATATAATTCTAAATCTTATAGAGTTAAGATACGCAACTACGAAGCCGTCATTGGAGGCATAAATGCCACATACATTTGACCATCAATTAAATATAAACGGTACAGACTCCCGATATTATCTTTTAAGAGGTGATGATGGCAGGGCTATGTATCAGGTTATTGAAGAAGCCCCTGAGTCTCCCTCAAGGCTTCGCTTTGGACAGACTGACTGGATTGGGGGTCATGGGCAGGATGTGTTTCGAGAATTTGATAAGTATTATGAGGGGCAGGCGATTGATACTACACAGCCAGGCAAGGTGTTTCTTGGGCCCGAAATTACGGAGATTAAGGAGGATGACGCAAGTGATTTAGACTCTGCCCCTGTAGGTTTTGCGTGGTCAGAAGCCAACACTAAGTGGCAGGTCTTTACGGCTGGGAAGATTTACCTCTATGGAACTTCTTGGGAAGCAGCGACAACTGACATAGCGAGTGTTAAACAAATGGTAGAGTTTGATGCTGTTATGTATGCTGGCTTGGGTTCTGGAACTACCTATTACACTTCCGCTGATGGTGATACGTGGGCTGCAACTGACCTGACGGATAATGAGGCTGATGGATGGCTGGTTGCTCCCGACCCTGACGGCTTGGCAGAAAACTTGTGGAAGTTCAAAGTTCCCAACGAACTAACCAGAACTACTAATGGGGGTTCTGGGGGGGTTGAATGGGAGTCTCCTACCTTTATCGGAGAAACAGGGAATAACATTACAAACATCTTTCTCAATGCTAATAAGATATACACAGGTAAAGAGGATGGATTATTCTGGCTTGACTCCGCTGGCGGGGTTCATGCCGAACTTCCTGACGAACTCAAGGTAAGTCATTCCACTGATAACTTTAAGTATGTATCAAACTGGCAGACCTCAAGTTATTTCTCTCTTTTAAGAGGGATGGGGGAGATGACCACTGCCGAGACCTTTAGACCTATGGGACCACTAACCGAGATAGATGACATAGGAAAACTGGGTGATATAGTAGGTATAACCTCTGATAGGGATTGGCTTTATGTAGCCATTAAAGAACAGGTTAACACTATAATATACAAGTGTAGAGAGGTGTGGACTGGGCAAAAACTAAGATGGGAATATTGCCCATTTGTCTTTTTAGGAACTAAGGCTTGCACTACAATAAAGGTTGCTCAGCACTCAACTACGGATAGAAGGTTGTGGTTTGGTTACGGGACAAACACTGGGTATGTTTTACTATCTGATAATCCATTAGCTGATTCTGCTTATAAATACACCACCTCTGGTTTTATTAGAATGAGCTACACTTATGGAGCTGACCCGATACATGACAAACTATGGCAGTCGGCAGTTATTGAACAGCACAGGGTAAATTCAGGAACAATCACAGCTGCCTCAGCGGGTGAGACAACTGCTGTTTTCTACAGGGATGACGCTGATATAGGGTCTACATCTGCTATCGCTGCTTATATCACGGCTGGAGTGGTGGAGACAAACTTCTCCTTAGCGATTAATGATAAGAGAATACAATACGAATTACACCTTGCTTCCAATTCTAACACAGCTACCCCTGTAGTCTATTCCTTTCAGGCTAAGGGGGTAGAGAAACCTCAGACAGTGAGGATACATGAAGCATATTACGCCATAGGAGATAAACCCACCGATAGGGTAAAGACTGTTAGAACTCTATTAAGAGAGGGTAGGAACACTACTACTTTGATTAAGTTTGCCGACCTGAGATATGGGCAGTCAACTTCAACTACTGACTATGTATGGTGTACCATGATGCCAGGTTATCCCAAGGAGGTTGAGGTAAAGCACGCCAAGCAGAGGCAACCCGAATTGGCACTAGTCGTCAGACTACAGGAAGTTTCGTTTACTATTTCATAGGAGGTGAAGAATGAACAAGCAAGCTATGATAGACCTGATAAACCTAATAGCCCACCTATTAAAGAAACTCATTGAAATATTTGTGCCGAAGAGAAAGCCATGAAACCAGCAGAGCGTGATGAGTTACTTGTTCGTCTGGATGAGAGAACGGAAGCTATTAAGGACACCACTGAACGCCAAGAAGAACACCTAGAGAAGATGAATGGGCGACTAAGGGATGTAGAGAATAAACAAAGTAGATTAAAGGGTATCCTTATCGGACTTGGTGTCCTCGGTAGTGGTGGTGTTGGTATGGGTATCTCTCAATTATTAGGTGGCTAAGATTATTCCCATGGGATAAAGACTACGCACCCTGACCTATCTTCCATAATCAAAACCCACTCACCATTCTTATCTGTGATATGCTTTTGGCAGTCCTCCCTCAACCCCTCCAGCATAGCATCAGCCCCTGCTTCGTAGACATTGGCGACCTGCTCACCGCTAATCAATGGGCAGTTATAAGGAATATCCTTCCACTTCTTTTCCTCCCATCCTTCAGGTCTATACATATCTTACCTCCTTAAATAAAATTCACATGCTTGGTTGGATTCTTCAACTGCCACAGATATAAGTTCTGCTTATCCATCCTGCACACTTCCCTCTTGCATTTCTTTATATTAAACTCTCTCGGTCTCCTTTTCCATGCTTCCCCAAATGATTCATTGTAAATATTCCCAAGGTTATACTCGTAACTCCGTGTGAGTGTATTACAGACAGTTACATTCCCATAGCAGTCTATGTTTGATATGAAATTAACTCCATAACACACAGGGTAATCCCTCTCTTGGAATAATCTACCAAAGGTCTCTTCCCTTAATGTGACAAATGGCACATTTAGTGCCTTATTTATATCCCCCATGTGAACCAATGAGTCATCTTGAAACGGATGCACAGAGAAAGGCTTAACCACGAACCAATCAACCTCCAGATATTTAGCTATCTCTGCTAAATCCCTAACCTCATCCTCATTCTCCTTTAATAAAACCATCTGTATTCCGATAGTACAACCCGTGTTAAGTTGCACCGCAGTTCGTATGTTCCCCAATACCTTAACTAAATCCTTCTCCCCCCCTCTATGTAGCTTGTAGTGCGTATCGTTGTAGGCTGCGTCTACACTGACCTTGATGTAGGTTATATTATGACCACACTCCCTCATAAACTCTTTAGTTAGGAATACCCCGTTGGTTTCCACAGCGGAGTCAATCCCGCAGAGCTTGGCATGATTTATAAAGTGGGCAAGGTGGGGGTGTAGAAGGGGCTCCCCCTCAGTATCCCAATCTATTGACTTCACTCCCATCTTACCCATCTCGGTTAATGTCTCAATCATTGTGGTGTAGTCTAGTTGCGGCCCCTTGTAATCGGTATAGTTGTAAGCACAGAACACGCATCTATGATTACACCTTCCTATAGGACATATCTCTACGAGAATAGGTGCTGTATCCTCTCCGTCGAGCCACTTAGAGACTCTTTCTGGGTGTAGCATTAGTTTGTGGGTATCTAATCCAAAGTCATTCATTTTAATAACTCCTTAATAAACTTAAATAATGGTTCTGGTTCTACAGAAGAACGGTTACATACTATTCCTACTTTCAATGCTCCTACTGCGTTTCCTATAAACCCTACCATATCCATTGGGAAGCCTGCTTGAACACAAGGGGCGGTGATAGAAAAGAAAGCATCCCCTGCCCCTGTCGTATCTTTGATTCCGTTTGTGAAGGTAGGTATCTTATAGAAACTCCCGTCATACATTACAGTGTCATATCGCCCGTGAGTAATGGCAACCTTATCGCACTCTAGTTTCTTGACCATACTTTTTATATCGCCATACTTATCCTGAAAGGCAAGCCTTGTCTCAGGTTCATCAAGGCATATATAATCTGCCTTATGGTACTTGCTTATAAGATTAAAGCCTGCATTATCAGTGTTAGTTTGGGTATTAACTGTTATGAAGGAACCCCCCTCACAGAGCGCCTTTATAGTATTTCGGTCAAGGAACCCGTGCCCAAAGTCAGTTACTAACACTAAATCATAGTCTATTATATTCGCCCACAGATAACTACTTACTGACCGTGATATACTTTCAGGTAAATCGTAATCGTCAAGGTAAGAAACCCCAAACATCTTTGTCAAAGAATTGGGTTCTATATATCTCCTCTTGACCGCCGTGTAAGTGTCTTCCCGATAGAAGAACTTAGGTGTGATGTTCTTTTTCAGATGATTGCGGATAAACCTTTCTTGAGTGTTCTGCATACCCAGACAAGTTACGAGGTGAACATCATCACAAAAGCCAGCGATATGATTGGCAGCAGCTAACACACCGCCAGCAAAACTCTCTTCTGATAAGTACCTCACCACCATAACATTATCCTTTGGTGACTTCCCTATTGAACTAGAGTAATGATACTGGTCTATGATAGCATCCCCAATAACTAAGACTTTCAGCCCCTTGAGTCCTTCAAGTCTCTCGATAATATCCTCAGCGGTGTAGGGGAACTGGTCAAGAAATCGCATTCTCTATTCCCTCCGTTGTAATACCATAGTATTCCATAAGGCTCTCTTGTGTGCCGTATCTATCTACATACACATCTGGGATACTAATTCTATAAAAGTTTTTTACACAAAGATATGACGACAATCTCCTCGCACAAATTATCTCAGCCACAGCGCTACCTATCCCCCCCGTGAAATTATGTTCCTCTATTACAATAACTCTACGTGCCCCTATTGCGTGTTTGGTAATAAGCCACTCGTCTATGGGTTTAGGGGTTGGGAGGTGAATAACAGTTACATCATCCACTGCCATTACCAACTTAAGGGTAATCCCTGTGGTTATAACAAGCGCCCTCTCCCCTTCCTTCATCAAGATAGCCCTACCTATTTCAAAGGGAGGCTTGGATACTATTGGGTCTCCACCTATAGCAAGCCTGATATACATCGGCCCCTGATAGTCTACTGTTTGCGGCATTAACCTGGCCATCTCATCGGCATCAGCAGGGGCTACTATGGTCATATTGGGGATGTTCCTCATTAGAGCTATATCATCACAGGCTATGTGACTTGGACCAAGAGGGGCATAAACCAACCCACCACCATTACCTAATAAACGGACATTAGCATTGTGAAGCCCCACATCTAGGTAAACCTGCTCATAACACCTTCTAGTTAAAAAGCAAGCCAGTGTATTCACATAGACTATCCTACCAGACAGCGCAAGCCCTGTAGCCATACCGATTATGTTCTGCTCCTGTATTCCCTCCATAAAGAACTGGTTAGGCATCTCCTCCTTCATCTTTTGTAGAGTACCAGCCCCCACATCTGAGCCAATGTAGACTATCCGCTTGTCCTTCTTGGCTAGTTCGTATATCATATCAAAGCAAGTCTTACGCATCTTCATCATCCTTTATTACCCATTTGATCAAACAAACAATGAAGTATCCTACACTATACATTAAATAGATAATAAGAAAAGCAAACCCGAAGTTAAGTATCGGGGGTAACTCCACACCCGAATTACCGAGAACTATCAGCGTAGCCATAAACCAAACCCAGACACCAATACCCAGAATTAAGAAAAGTAGTGATGAAAAAAACTTAGCCTTCATTGTATCCCTCCAATCCTTCATAGAGTTCTTTAATTTGTTCGTCTGTTATATCATTCTTGTAGTGCCATCTTGGGTCATCTTCTACAAACTTAATACCTTTGCCCTTGGTGGTGTGAGCGATGATACACTGCGGTTTACTTGGAATAAAAGATGCCCTTGAAAAGGCATCAAGGAGCCTATCACTGTTATGCCCATCAACATTTCTCGTGAAAAACCCAAATGCCTCCCACTTTGCAGTAAATGGTTTTAACGGAAGAACCTCACGAGTGGAACCATAGGACTGCTGTTCATTACAGTCCACTATAACAGTCAAGTTACTTAACTTATGTTTAGATGCACACATAGCAGCTTCCCATACTGAACCCTCATTACATTCTCCATCTCCCAAGAGAACAAAGGTGCGGTGTCCTGCTAGAGCAAAGCCTACTCCAATAGGAAGCCCGTGTCCCAATGAACCAGTGGAAACCTCAACACCATTTATCTTGTGAGATGGATGTCCACCTAATAAAGCCCCCTCTTTACAGAATTGAAACAAGTCATCATCTGAAATATAACCTTTATCAGCAAGCATTACATACTGAGCTAGGCAACCGTGCCCCTTAGAGAGAATGAACTTATCCCCCTCTCTAAGAATATCGTCATAGAGAACTCTGACAATCTCAAGACAAGAGAAGGCAGACTTGATATGCCCCTTTCTTGAAGCATCTAAAACGCTTATTATTTTTCTTCTTAGTTGGATTGACCTTGCATCTAACATCTCGCCCCCTTAGTCTAATGTGACTCTCCACTGGCTGGGTTCCTTAATGGTTAGCCATCTTATAGCGGGCTTTGGAGAATAGCCTATTTGCCTACAACCGCAATGCTTACAATATCTAACCCCCTCCCTCTTATAATCCTCACCAGAGCTTATCCCCTCACTATTTTTTTCCTCAAAGCTACACCCCTCATCACCCAAGCGAAAGATATCACTGGTATAGCAATGCCCCTCGTGGGATAAGCACTCCTGTCTACCCACTTCCCATTTTGTGCCGTAATATTCAAAGTCGCTCATCAAAAACCCCCTTATTCAAAATAAACAAAT